AACTTCGCGAAACGAAACAGGCATTTCTCAGCGGTATTCATTGGCTGGCAGCACGCGATGACTATTCCCCGAATGAGCTTCAGGCCGCAGTCAGACAAATTCTAGGGGAGAATAACCCGTTCATAAATCCTTGTATTGCGGATAATAAAAAACGAGAGGAAACGTTATCAAATGACACGGGAAACGAGTAAGTATTGCGAGCAATGTGAAGTGCAATCATATATGCAGGATAGTGAGGGAAACTCAGTGAGGACATTCCTGATTCAGGACACACGCGGCAAAGATTCCGTGCCGATAGAGTGGGCAGAGGAAGCCTACAAGGAATACGCAACGCAGTTCGGGACGAGTCAATCACTGGAGGACCTGGGAGCGCGTGGTGGTTTTGGGGCAACGGGAATAGCTATGCTGCTGTTTCAGAGGATCAAGCGAATTCAGGCGTCAGCATGACATGGGGTTGGGGGGATGAGGAATGACTGACGCGGAAAAACACTTAAAAACACTAGATCATATCGCAAGAGAGAACATTTGCTGGATGGACAATTCAGATGTTACGGAAGCGGCAAAATGGGCATTGTCCGAGATCGAGCGACTCACAACCGAAATTAAAGACCGGAAAAGCCAAATCGAGTATGAGCGAAAGCAATGGAAGAAAAAAAGGTAGGCAGTGACCGGTCTGGACAAACTAAGCCAGTTTGGTGAAACTGATACTTGAGCGAGTGAAGAATTCAACGGCTCGGCGGCTGCGTATTGCGGCGGTCGGGCCTGTTTTCGTTTAAGGGTCCAAGTCATGCAAGTCATTACAAGACGAACTCAGATCGCGTTGCTGTTGTTTGCCATCGCCGGGTTGTGCTTGCTGGCGTTCGTTTGGATCGGTGGAAGCACTGTGCGTTCCTACGCAGCAACTGGGGCCGTTCCGACGGACAGCGGGTGGTACGCGATGGCCACATCGATTCTCAGTGCGGCTGGATTCTCGGTCGCGGGCGTTGTGACGTTGATCATTCGTCGTGTGATCCCAGGGGCACCGGCAGTCACTGAGAACAATATCAGCGAGGTGGTCGAGTTGTCCGCGTCGTTTTTGGCGCTGATGAAAGATCGCACGAACCGTGCCGCACAGCGTCGATTCTTTTTCGCGTTGGTTGATGCGTCAAAATTGATGCCAGGAGTCGAGACAACTCACGAGGGGGGCGTTGTGAGCCTGAAATACAGTGGGTTTGCCGAGCCTGTTGCGGAGATTAAGACTTGATCGAAGCGAGTGACGAGGTTGTTCAGTTGATCAAGGAATTTTGCCGCGAGAGACATCATGAAGCGAATCGCCGTGTTGATCATGCTTGCCGTCGGGTGTGGGCCGTTAACGAAGTTGCCCGACCAAAAGGACAATCCACCACAACCGATCGTGATCGAGCACGCTCCGGCGTCTGAGATCTGGATTGCGTTGGCTCACGTTGTCGAGACGGGTGGCGTGCCGAATCTCAAGGAGCTGGCACGGTTGGTCAAGGTGCTGTCCGACAATGGCGAGTTGGCCAGTTCCGACGTGGTTGCGTTCGATTCGGCATTTCCCGGGGCTCCGACCTCGGTGAGTGATCTGGACCAAAAAAACGTCAGCCAGAAACTGCGGGGGATAAAGTGAGCAGCGAAATGACGAACTTTCCCACCGGCTACATTTACGACCCTCAGCGAATTCAATCATCGATCGCCGACCGAATCGCACTCGGTCAGAACGTGATGGGGTCGGCCTATGCTGCGGCCAGTGCCCCACAGTTGCCCGGAACCTGGCGACGATTGGTTGCCGACGGTTATACCGGGGTGTTCCTGCGAGATCGCGAATTGCGGTTGCTAGGACAATATCGGCGACCAATGTTCCAAAAATCAGGAACTTGTGTTGCTCGCGGCATGTGTCGAGGGGTTCAGCTTTCGCTTGACTATTCCATCGTCGAGCGAAAATCGCTTCTGAGGCCGGTGGAAATCTCGTTCGCACCGATTTATTCATTCGCTCGACACGAGATCGGGCGGGACCGTTGTGGGGCTGGCGATGGGGCTATTCTGAGCGATGCGGCGCGAGCGGTGAATGATCTGGGTGTGGCGACGACGGATCTGTTCCCTGGCACATCAGAGGACGACGTTGAGCGGCTGGCTGTGCGATACGCTGCTCCTGGAGTGGGATCACCGTCGAGTTGGATCAAAGCGGCGGCTGGTCACAAATGCGTGACGTTTTGGCCGGAATCGCTGGAGATGATTTTCGATTGTTTGGCAGCAGGTTTTGCTGTGCCATACGCGATGAATTATATCACCGCAAAGCCGAACGGAGTCGGGCTGTCGGACCTCGGGAGCTTCGGTCCGCATTGCCGGTGTTTTGTTGGGGTCTATCTTGACGAGAACGGCGAGACCCAGCTTGAATCGTCGGAGTCATGGGGACGGTTTCCCGCTGGCGATCCGCGACTCGAAGACTCGACCATGCCGATTGATGAGATTCCGCGGATCACGATCCGGTACGCGGGGGGAACCAAAACTTTGGCACCTGGCGATGTGGGTGTGAATGCCAAACGGTTCTGGGCGCAAATCCAAACAAACGGCGAAGCGTGGGCGGTTGGTCCGCCGAAATTTGAAGCAGGTTCAGTAGGTGAGCTCGTTCGAAAGGCGGTTTAGCGATGATCAAAAACCCTATTTTTGTAGGGGTCCCGGGCAGTCGCTCGAAGGCCTCGATTCTGATGATTCTGGTGCTCTGTCAAACCGCAATTTTGGTGCGTGCCGACGATCGCGAAAAGGCCGTTGCGGCCGTAGTCGTGGCTCGGGCTCAGATCGCAATTGCCGACGATCAGCCATCGTTGCCAGCGTCTGCAGCAGTTGCCGAAAATGTTGCAATCCCAGAAACGAATGTTGCAATCGTCGAACCGATTCGGTTTGAGGTTCCGCAGCAATCCCCAGTCAGTTACGTGATGCCAGCACAACTCGTCGTGAGGCATTGGGCGAGGGGATGCGCTCGCGGTGACCGGCAGGTTCGAGAGATTGAGAGGGTTTTGAAGCCGCTGAGATGGTCGATCGGAGACGGGCCAGAAAACCAAATCCAGATCGTCACGACGGAAGATCAAAGCTACCCGTGTCCGACAATCGAGCTTTATCAGAACGGTGTGATTATCAATACGTGGCAGGGGCTGACTCACGTCAACACGCTGTCTGCCGAACTGCGGTCAGCATGGGAGTCTGCGGGACCATCGCAGACCGTCGCTCAGGCCGGGCCAGCGGGTGCGATTCAGGGCCGGAAACAAATCCACGATATGCTGACGTGGTGGCGAGCGAACATCGGAGAGCGAGTCAAAGCCACGGCACGATGGGACCGGACGGGGGCTCAGTCGTTTCCGCTGCTCGCAAAAGGCGATTGGTCGATTGGTGCTCTGTGCGGAAAGTACGGTCACGTTGAGGCCGCTGCGAAGGGCTCGAAGTACCCAATTGATGCGATTGGATTCGGATATCGAGTCGCAGGAGATGACGTTACGGTTGACCTCGATCCAGTGACGATCAAGGGGCTAAAGCTGAGCAAGTCGGACACGATGCAATCCGGACCGTCTGAGTTTGGGCCGGGTACGTTGTTGACGGTCTTGACTGTTGTACGCGGAATTTACTCGCTGTTGCATCCGACGTGCGACCTGCAACTGGGCGGGACCGTCTCAGCGACTGGGGTTCTCAACGGTGACACGCTGGCGATCGACTTTGAGAACTGCCCATCAATCAAGTTGGTGGCGTTGTTCACATTTCAATTGGCCGTCAAACGGCTGGAGATCAAGAAGGATTCGGTGAGAGTGTTGTTCACCGGGTCGAGACTCGTGAAAGAGCGTACGTTCGCGGTTCAGTGATGTGGATGAGTCAAGTTAGAGTGTTTCAATTGGAGAGCTTTAGATGAAATCGAAACTGCGTGGTGGCGGCGAGCTGACGCTGCAAATCCCGAGCAAGCGAGCGAAAGGCGACGTAAAATTTGCAACCATGCGAAGACTCGAAGAGCTGATTGACGCTGCGGAACAACTGCAGAACGACGCCAGGTAAGTTATGAAAACACGCGTCACTGCGGCGATAATTCCGCGTCCGGTTTCGGAGTGACGCGGCGGGCCGTGAGGGGAACCCGCCGAATTTTTGCAAACTGAGGGGAGGTGATCTTGTCTGAATGGTGGGTGGGATTCTGCTGGGGAGGTGCGACCGCGACGAGCATTATGCTTGGCGCGGCCATTGCATTGGTGAGATGGCTAAACAGCAACGTAGGACCACGATTTTGAAAACTGAAAGTCGATTACAATTTCCAACATGGCAGGAATTGGCGTTTGTCTGCGTTCTCATGGTATTGATCGCGACAATTGTGATTTTGGCAACGGGATCACCGCAACGATTCGTAGCACCCGAGCCAGTGGAAAGTCCGATCGTCGAGCAGATTTCCGAAGTCGAGTTGCTCGAGATTGGCGGCGGCGAATTTGGCGACGATACGAACGGTCCTTATGGAGTGTTGCCACCCAGGGCCGGGACGGAATGGGTCAAGAAGTTTGAGCAAACTAAACGGGTCAGGGTAAAAACGTTTCCGCTGTGCGAGGGCTGCGGACGGACCCCTGACGATTTGGGACGTTACCCTGACCAGCACCACAAGGTTTCGGTTTATCGGATCATCACGGAAAAACTTGATGAGTCGCTGCTGTGGGACGAAGCGAACCTAATCTCGCTGTGCAAGACGTGTCATCAGCAGTACGGTCACCCGGATGGGTGGGCTACGTCAAATCCGGATGTGGAACGTGATGCCAAGGGGGCGTTCAAACAGTGTCAGGGGATATCCTACGCGGCGGCGGTTACCGAGTGGCGAGCCAAGCAGCCGACTCCAGCCACGCTGACGAAGGATAGGCGACGATCAAACCGTGAGAGCAAAACGACAGTTATCCCGTGAACTGTTTAGCAATTCTTGACAGTTGAAAAATCAAGGGAGGGGGTCAATCAAATGGCATCAATCGTGGAAATCATGGAGTTGCAGGACATCAGGCAAGAGATACGGCATTTGACCCGTCGCCAATGGCGTGTCGCTGTGTACGTGATTTTGTTCATCGTCGGGTCAAGTGCGATGTGTCGCCAGATCCATATCAATGCTTTAGCGGCCAGAGCAGAGGAACGGTCCCATGCTGTCGATTCTCGCTGAAACTGGAGTGGATGCTGCAGGGTTGGCAGCGGGTGCCAGTGCGTTGCTGAATACCGGGGCTACGCTTTGGTTTTTCTATTACTGTCACACCGTCACGTTGCCCGAGCAGCAAAAGCAATCTCGCGAACTGATGAGGGAAAAAGACGTTGCTCACGCTGCGGAGTGTGACAAGCTGCGAGATATTTTCGCTGACCAGCTGAAAGAAGCACGGTTGGAGCGGGAAGCGATCGTGAATGAGCTACGAGCGAATCGCGAAGCATTTGAACGGTGGAAAAACGAACATAAGGCGTAACAGCATGAGATTCCGTCGAGCGTTCGAATGGTTCAGCGAGTTCTGCGGAGTCTGTTTAGGGTGTGGCCTGCTGTGGTGCCACTTGCGGATCGTCATGCTCGAAGAAAGAATTCATTGGCTTGAGACGATCGAGCCCAAGCAGGCGATTCAAAACAATAATCAACAAGTGTTTGTTGAAGATCCACGCAACGAACTCATTCGCGAAATCGCGACTCAGAACGGATGGAAACCCGATGTCAACCGGACCAATGACCCCGCCAAGCAACCTGCCAGCAAACCCGCAGCTGGCCCCGCCAAACAATCCGAGCCGGGCACGTTGTCTCGAAATACAGGCGGCACTGGAGCGAATCCGAAATGAGCGGATCCGGCTGGTGGCGGCGGTCCAGATTGCCCAGGCGACTGTGATTGCGGCTCAGCGGGATGTCGAGGGCAACATGAATGCGGAGTGCGTGTTGCTGGGTGAGGGGTATCAGCTGGGGTGCAATTTGGGGACGGGATCGTAATCATTGGTAGGTTGACATTATGCACACTGGCGTGTATAGTGATGGCATGAGCTGGTCAGAGTACATTCGCGATGCAGTCAAAAAGAGCGGCAAAACTACCTATAAGATTGCCGTGGAGTCTGGCGTTCCGGTCCAAACTGTGGATCGGTTTATGGCTGGGGCGGATGCGAAATTGTCGACAGCGGAAAAAATTGGCCAGGTGGTGGGCGTGGAGGTGACCGATGGCAGAGTGGCCGGGGAGTGATGAGCTGTGTCAGCAGGTGGCGTCGACTACCTCGGACAGCTGCGTGCTGATGTTCTCGCGCGGTAAGGATGCCGTGGGGGCGTGGCTGCAGTTGCGGCGATTTTTCAAGCGGATCGAGCCGGTGTTCTTGTACCTTTGCCCGGACCTGTCGTTTGAGTTCGAGTCGCTGAAATACTATGAGGATTATTTTGGCCAGAAAATCCACCGACTTCCGCACCCGAGTTGCTACCGACTTCTGAATGCGGCTGCGTTTCAAACTCGATGGGGCGCTGAGGCCGTGTGGGAACAGCAGTTGCCGAATTTTGCCTACCGCGATGTGCAGCAGGTAATAATCGAGGATTGCGGTCTGGATGCGATCACCCAGGCGGCTGTGGGTGTGCGGGCCTGCGACTCGATGATGCGGCGCGTGTCGATCAAGACCCATGGGCCGTGGTCTCGTCGCAAGGGCGAGTTTTTTCCGATCTGGGACTGGAATGCCGAGCGATTGCGGCAGGAATTGAGGGCCGCGAAGGTCAAGTTGCCGGTCGATTATGAATGGTTTGGTCGGTCGTTTGACGGGATCGATCGCCGATTTACCGAGCCGTTGCGGCGGCACAGTCCAGCGGATTTTCAGAAACTCAAGGCCTTTTTTCCGTTGATTGAGGCTGATCTCAAACGGTATGAATTCAATGGGAGGCGTCATGGCCAAAAAGCAAACTGAGCTGCGGCGGCAACTGGATTCGCTGAGTGATGAGGATCTGGCTGCATTGCTGGCCAGTATGCCGGTCGATGTGCCCGCCGAGACTGGCGAGGTGCAGTCGAAAAAAGAGCTATCCGAGACCCTGAAAGCCATCGCTGGCCGACAGAAGATCGAGAAAGAGCGGCGTGATGCTGCGACAGATGGCGAATTCTGGGCTCAGCTGATTTTCGACAGCAAGATCCAGCGTGATGCCTTTTTTGCGGGGCTGGCTGCGTCGCATCTGCTGGAGGATCAGTGGGTGGATGGTATAGCCTTGGCAGAGCACCTGCAGATAGAATTGCCACCGAGTCCGGTGTTATCGAGCGGTGAGCCGACAACCGCGTGGAATGAATTTGTCGGCTAGGAAGGGGTGAAATCATGAGAGGTCGATCGGGAAGTGGGTTTGGAAAAGGGACGACGGCTGGTGCTCGCAAGCTTTCGGGGAGCTGAGTGAATGGATCGTGACGCCGTTTTGAACCGATTGAATTCGTTGCTGGCGGCCAAGCGGTCCGGGACGCAACCAGTGGAACAACCTGCTGGGCAAAACACGGATCTGACTTCCTCCCCGGTTACTCCTAGCGGGGGGCTGGGGAGGAGAGTTAGGCTGGAGGGCTCGCAGCTGACCGCGATCAAGGAAGCGCGGATGCTGGCCAGGGCGGTGAAGTGGCAGGATAAGCTGCGGTATCCTGTCGATATGACTCAGTCCGAGATTGAAGATCAGGTTGCGGAACGAGGTGAACCGCTACTGGCCGAACAGATCGCGATTGCGTCGTTCGAGCTGATGAACGACTGGGACGGTCGGAACAAGTTGATTGGCATGCGGGCCGGGATGGACATGATCCGCACCGTGCAGGCTGATGACCACGCAAAAGAGCGATCGTCTGGCGGCGATGTCAACGTGAACATCGGCGATCAATACGTGCTTGTGCTGCCTCGGAACGGGCGGGAGTCAACGGCAATTGAGAAAGCTCCTTGAGCCTCACCCAGGTCCGCAGACTGCTTTCCTTGAGACCGAAGCCGACATTGCTTTGTACGGTGGTCAGGCCGGGGGCGGAAAGTCGTGGGCGCTGATTGCCGAGGCATCTCGCAATATCGCAGACCCAAATTATGGGGCGGTGATTTTTCGCCGAACTTCTCCGCAGATCACGAACGAGGGGGGGCTTTGGGACGAAAGTTCTAAGCTGTTCCCGCATCTCGGGGGGTCGCCAAACCAAGCGTCACTTGACTGGCGATTTCGCAGCGGGGCGAACATTGGTTTTCGGCATTTACAGTACGAGACGAGCAAGTTGGCGTGGGCTGGTGCGCAAATCGCAATGATCGGGTGGGATGAGCTTACGCACTTCACCGAGTCGCAGTTTTGGTTTTTGATGTCGCGTAATCGGTCGACATGCGGAGTGCCGCCATACGTTCGAGCCACTACGAACCCAGTCCCTGCGGATGATCCGATTGGTGGGTGGGTCAATCTGTTGGTTTCTTGGTGGATTGATCAGAAAACAGGGTTTGCGATTCCCGAGCGGTCTGGCGTGCTGCGTTGGTTCATTCGTCGCCAAGGGGAAATAATCTGGGAAGACAATCCGAAGGATTTATTCGAAAAGTACCGTATTCAGAACCTGCCAGATAATCACGAGGACCAGCCACGGCCGAAATCGTTTACATTTATTAGCGCGAAACTCAGCGACAATCCGACGCTGATTCGGATAAATCCCGGATATCGTGCAAACCTGCTGGCGTTGCCGGAAGTCGAAAAACAACGGTTGGCCGATGGCAATTGGAACGCCAAGCTGCAGGCCGGACTGTTTTTTAAGGTCGGTCAACTGAAGCCTTGGCCGTCGACGGAACTGCCCGCATCGGGTTGGCGATTCTGCCGAGCGTGGGACCTTGCCGCGACAGACGGGGCGGGAGACTGGACCGTTGGGGCGAAGATCGGGGCTGGGCCGGATGGGCAGTTCATTATTGCCGACATCGTGCGGGGCCAGTGGGAGAGCAACTATCGGGACAAGATCATCAAGCAAACGACCGCAGCGGACGGGGTTGGGTGCTCGGTCTGGGTTCCGCAAGACCCTGGTGCCGCTGGGAAATCTGAGGCGTCGCGAATCGTGGGGATGCTGGCCGGGCACACCGTGAAGAGGGAGACAGAGACCGGCGACAAGGCGACTCGGGCGACGGGGTTTTCCTCGCAGGTCAACGCGGGGAACGTTTGGATTATGCCTGCGGCGTGGAATCACGGGCTGACGCAACGGATGGATGCATTCCCGACGAAAGGGGTGCCAGACGACGAAATTGACTCAATGGCACATGCGTTTGTGCAGGTTTCGACTAAGATTGACCTTGGTGCTTGGTTGGAAAAGGGAGCGTTTTGAAAATGCCGCACAACGAACAGTCACACCTTGTTTCAAAGTTCGAACCATTGGTCACGAGAGACCAATACGGTAAACAATGGTTTCCGACAACTGGCCAGTTTGGACCAGAGACCGCCAATTCAATGATGAGACGAATTCGGACGGGGGTGATCAGTCGATACCTGAACGGCGTGGGCTTGGACATTGGGTTTCGTGGCTCGATTCCCGACGCGCTGCCGTTCCCCGGTGCGATTGGGATCGAGCTTGATTACCCTGGCTACTACGGACGGACGCTGCCGTTTGCGGACGAGTCGCAGGATTTTGTGTACTCGTCCCATTGCCTCGAACACATTTCGGATGCTGGCAACGCGCTGCGTGACTATCATCGCGTCCTGAAAATTGGCGGTTTCATGCTGATCGCCGTGCCGCATAAGTACCTGTACGAAAAGAAGTGGAATCTTCCTTCGAGGTACAATGGGGACCACAAGCGATTTTACACGCCAATGAAACTTATGGCCGAGATCGAGGATGCGTTGCAGCCGAACAGCTACCGGCTGCGGCATCTGCAGGACTGCGACGATGGGTTCGATTATTCGATTGGGCCTGACCGGCACTCGTGCGGGGAGTACCAAGTCGAGTGTGTGATAGAGAAAATCAAGATGCCGAAATGGGGGTTGACATGAGGGAGATACGTCCGAAAATTGCGGTGATTGGCGACAAGATGGTCGACATTGATATTCACTGCACTTGCGAACGGATGTCACCAGAGGGGCCGTGGCCGGTGCTAAAAGTGCTTCACCATGAGCATCGTCCTGGCGGAGCTGGGAACGTTGCGGAAATGGTCAAGGCCTTGGGTTGTGATGTTTTGTTGTTGGGGGATGATGTTCCTCACGAAAAAACTCGGTATTACGTTGACGGAAAATTGACGGGACCGAGAATTGACAGAGACTGGAACAGAAAAGCAGATAATTGCGACGTGAGAAAATGGGAGCAGTCCCTCAAGCAATTCAGGCCCGATGCCGTCATCGTCGCGGATCACGGCAAGGGTGTTGTGACCGATCAGGTGATGCGCATGATTCAAGATTACCCGTTATTCATTGATCCGATTGAGACGACTCCGATTTATGGAAGTTCGGTGAACGCTCTGGTTGGCAGCAAAAAGGAACTGCCAAAAACGATAGACGGATATTTGAATTCTCGGGATTTCAACGGAATCGTGGTTACGAAACTGGGTGCGTCGGGGATGAAATGGAAACAATCTGCGGTCAGAACTGAGAAACACGTTCCGTCGACGGTCACAAACGCCGTGGATCCGCTCGGAGCAGGTGACCAGTTGATCGCGGGTTTGACCTGGGCTCGTTTGATGGGGAATAATTGGGACATATCAACTGAGTTGGCAAATGTCGCGGCGGGAATGCAATGTCTGCGGCGTGGTTGTGTCCCTGTCACGTTTGACGAATTGGCGAAAGAAATGTCGCTATCAATCAATCAGAACATCAAGCACTCGGATGAACTTCACGCTTCTGCCGCAGCCTGTTAGAGTGTGAGCGGGCAAGTGATCAATTCAACGGCTCGTCGGTCCAGATCGGATCGCCGGGCCGTGTTCGTTTTGTGGGGAATCGACGTGTCGCAACAAGCTGAAGTTGACCGCAAGCAGAAACTCGACGCGATCCTTATGCTGGAGAATCGTGTTGATCTGTTGCAGATGCGGGTTGATGCTCAGGCCGAGATCATTGCGGCGTATCGGGACTGTATCGAGACGTTTCAAAACGAGAAACGATTACAGACTTCACTGCACTTGGCCGACTTAAAACAAATGACTTCGCCAAAATCGTGACCGGAGCTACGCCATGCCATTACCACCGCGATTCGGCGAGTCGATCAGTCTTAACGCTGGCACGCACACGCAGGGTTTTGACTCGACCGCGCCCGCGAGCCCTGTTGCCATGTTTATGCAGGCACCTGGCAGTCGCTGGGGATCGGCTCAGGGGATGGCGTCGCTTAACGAGTGTACGAAGCACTACAATTACTGGAACTATGTCGGGATTCGCCCGATCGCGAACAAGTTTGCCCAGCTGATGCCGAACGTGGGGTATCCGGTGCCGTGCAAGAAGCATCATCAGCGAAGACTGTCACCGCGAGATCATCGCTGGATCCGGCAGAGCTATGGGGCGACTGTGTTGCAGCATGACGGAATGGATCTGGAGACGGCTCCCGAGAATCACCCGCTGGTTCAGTTGTTTCAAGACATCAATCAGCAGGACGTGTGGCAGGAGTTTGCCTACGAGTGGATGATGTACTGGCAACTGTGCGGAAAGTCCTATTTGTGGGTGATTCCGAACGGGCTTGGGATGCCGTCTGAGGTGTATGTTCTGCCGAGTGACTGGGTCTGGCCGGTGTATTCCGCATCCGGAGAACTACATAAGTATCAAGTGATTCCGGTTGGGTATTCGGCGATTCGGATCGACCTGCCTCCCGAGGAAATCATTCAATGCAAATTCAAATCACCACGCTCGAAAATCGACGGGTGGGGCCCATTGCAGGCCGGACCGCTGTGGGTTGATAACGTCGAGGCGATCGAGAAGACTCGGAAAGCCACGTTTGACGGGGGCCCGGATGCCCGATTTATGTTCACCCTGCCACAGGAATTCGGCGAGCCTGGCGGAGATGTGATCACGAGGATCAAGGAAAAGTTTCTTGCTCGCACGAACAACCTGCAGCGTGAACCGATGGTTGTGCCGTTCGGGATTACTGCGGTCAAAATGAGCCAGACACCGCAGGAGATGGATTTTGGAGCTTCCGGAACGATCACTCGTGACAATAATCTGGCACTGGTGGGGACTCCTGGAATCATTGCGGGTCTGGCTCACGAGTTCACCGAGGCGAACGCAGACGCATCAATGCTGGTGTTTTGCGAGAACACCATGAACCCGCTGTTTTCGCTCGCTGCGGGGATTCTGACCGAGCATTTGGCCAGCAAATACGACAAGCGACTGCGGGTGTGGTATCCCGATTGTCGGCCAGAGAATGCCGAATTCAAACTGAGGCAACTGCAGGCGGCGTCGGCCTTTGGTGGTGCGTCGCCGAACGATTGGCGGAAATACATGGGCTTCGAGATCAGCGAAGAATCGGCGTATCAAAGCGGGTATATGCCAGCCAATCTGGTTCCGCTCGTTTCTCCCGAGGATGCCGAGCCGGACGACGATTTGCCAGAGGATCCGACTGCCGAGGAAGCCGCAGCGGAAGCCGAAAAAGAGGCCTTGAAATCCGTGGCAGATGACAAAAAAGAGGCCTTGAAATCCGAAGCGGAAGCCAAGGCAGAGGACGCTCCCTCGCCGAAGGAGTGACGTAATTGCGACGTAATTGCGACGTAATAGTGACGTAATCATAACGGTGACCGAGCATGTCGAATAAATTCGCAATCTGGCCTGCTGCGGAGACGTTGGGGACCGTTGGGGCGGAATACGCGGTGGCGACTCAGCAACAGCCACAAATCATGATCTGGAAGCGTCGACAATCGGCAGACAGCGACAAGCGGGAACGGTTGCACAGCACGTTCCGACGGACTCATGCGAATCTTGAACGGCAGACGGTCGCGGCGCTGCGGCCAGTGTTTGGCGAGATGGCTGATCGGATCACCAAGCGATTCAACGATGCCGGGACGGTGGCTGTTCACGTTTTGGAGCTGTGGCACCAGGCGGAACTGGCGACTCCATTTAATGCGGCGATGCGTCCGTGTTGGTGGCGAATGGCGGAGGCGGGAATCCACTTCGAAGCGGATTGGGTCGGGACGGCAAGGCCTCAGTTTTATAGGCCTACGTTTACGCAGCAGGAGCTACCCTCGATCGACGTGGATCTGTCGGCGTTCCTGCAAAACTCGCTGCGGACGTGGATGAAAAACCGCATGGACGGCGTCTGGGCCGAGGTTTCCAAGACGATGCATCTGCGGATTGATCGTTGTCTGCGTCGAGGCCTGCGGGATGGGTTGACGCTGAAAGAGATGGCGAAGGAATTACAGAAGACGCTGAAATCGCTTGAGGAATATCAGGCGGTTCGGATCGCTCGGACGGAAACGACCGGGGGAATGAATACCGGGGGCCAGTTGGAGCGCGTCGACCTTGGGATCGAGTACAAGGAGTGGATTAGCACACTCGACAGCCGAACACGAGGTAACAAGGTCAAGGATCGCTTCGACCATATCAGCAGCAACGGCGAAGTCGTCGGCAACAAGGACGTGTTTGTCGTCAGTGCGCAAAAACTGATGTACCCTGCCGACGGTTCGCAGGGGGCGAGCGCGGGGAACATTTGTAATTGTCGCTGCTGTGCGGTAGGGGCTTGGCCGAAGTCTCCACTTTCGGTACGATAAGCCCCGTGAGATTGCGCACGCGAAGGGCGACGTATGCTGCGACTGTATGACCCGAACGGATTACCGCGACCTGATCTGGGACGGGTCATTACGTTTGATGCGGAATACCTGCTGAATGCCGATGGGGTTGTCGAATGCGAGTCCGACCCTGCCGAGGCTCTTGAGATCAACCAGATCTATGCAAAAGAGCGGCTCGACATTTCGAACGAGCATTTGGTCGAAGCGAGGCTGCGGCAGCTGTGTATTGCGATGCGTGGCACGTCGTACGAGGTGTTTAGCACGAAGCAGAAAGTCACCATGCCCCCCTTGTACTGACTCAGACTGCATTCGCATTGCGGAACCGACCTGAAACGATAAACTATTGACGTGGTTAGGACACACCGTTCAGCCCGCCCAAAGTTCGCTTTGTGCGGGCTATTTTCGTTTTAAGGGGTCTCAAAATGCCGATTTTCTCCGTCACTCATACGATCCGTGGCACCACCCAGGTCAATCGTTGCCGCATTGATGTGACCACCGATCCCGTGGCCGCTGCGGACGAGCTGAAGAGATCGCTGGCGGAAACGTTTTCGGTTCAACCGAACGAAGTCATGATCGTCAGCATTGATGGTGATGATCCGGAAGCGGCCTTCAAAAAGCCAAAACAAAAGGCTGACAAAGTCCCCGCGTCCGCATGATCGGGTCAACGTCAGAACGAGTCGTGGAAAAATCATCTCAAAGCCGGTGGAATCAAGTGAATGAGTGCAACGTTACTACCTCCGGCGCTGATGAACGGCGTGCTCGTGTTCGGCCCTACTTCATCTGTGGGGACGGCGGGCCAGGTGCTGAAGGGGGATGGAGCGGGGGGAACCTCGTTCGGTTGGGTCGCGTATTCCGAATTGACCGGATTGCCGTCTCTGGGGTCGGCAGCATTCCAGAACACGTCGGCCTTTATGCAGCCAAGCAACAATTTGAGCGACTTGATCTCGTCTTCTACGGCCAGAATCAATCTGGGGCTCGGGACGGCTGCGGTTCAAAACTCGGGAACGTTTTTGCAAACAGCCAACAATCTTTCCGATGTGGTGGCAGCAACTGCGAGGACAAACCTTGGTCTCGTTGCTAGTGCCACGACTGATACGACCAATGCCAGCAATATCACCACTGGGACGCTGAATGCAGCGAGGTTGCCAGCGGTCTATGCTCCGATCGCGTCCCCAGGATTGACCGGAACTCCAACGGCACCAACTGCGACGGTTGGCACAAATACAACACAACTCGCCACAACGGAATTTGTGCAGTCAGCATTACCTGCGGTGCCCGTGTCAAGCGTGGCTGGCAAGACCGGTGCGGTGACGCTAGTTGAGGCGGATATCTCTGGTCTGGTGAGTAACTTGGCCTTGAAGGCGGCGTTGGCTTCACCAGCGTTCACGGGGACGCCAACGGCACCAACGGCCACTGCCGGGACGAACACTACGCAGCTGGCCACGACTGCGTTTGTGCAGGAGGCGTTAGGCGGTGGTTCTAGCGCAGGCTTTCCAACCATATTTTATTTTGGGGATGGCTCGGACGGAGCGGTCACGATTAGCAGCGGCACTACGACACTGACCCGCGATATGTTTTATTCCTCATTGACGATTTCGGGTACCGGTCAGCTGAACACGGCGGGGTTTCGCGTTTTCGTGAACGGAATTCTCGATCTTTCCAGCGCCGGGGCCGGTGCGATTGTGGCCAACGGCGGCAATGGCGGAAATGGATCGGCGACAGGGACGGCGGGGACCACAGCAGTTGCTGGACCGAATGGATATACGTTGACAAACACCGCCCAAAATGCTGCCGGCGCTGGAACGACAACGGTGGGGGCCGCTGCTGGAGCGTCAGGCGTGGCGTTACCAGTTCTCGGCGGTGGTACCGCCGCTGGTGGAACTGGCGGTACCGGGACGAGCGGAAACACGGGAGGCGCTGGGACCGTGGCGGCAACGCCAGCTGGGTTCAACTCGTTTCGACGATTCACAACGGATTTTCCTCGACCGACAGTCAACTCTGGTTTTGCCATACACCTTGCGACCGTGCGCACGTCAAGCGGGGGTGGTGGTGGAGGTGATGGCACCGTTGCTGGTGGAGGCGGTGGGGCGTCTGGAGGCGGCGGCGGCTGTATTTGGATTAGCGCTGCAACAATCGCACGTGGCACAAATTCGACGGCTGCAATCATCCAATGCAAAGGCGGGAACGGCGGCAACGGCGGATCACCGGCCAGCGGTAACGCATCCGGTGGGGGCGGTGGAGCTGGCGGCCCTGGAGGATTCGCCTACATTTGTTTCGGCAGTGTCACCGGATCGAGTATCCCTGCTGCAGTCGACGTGAGTGGCGGACCAGGTGGCGACGGGGGGACAGGTCGCGGCACTGCATTGCTGGCTGCCCGTGGCGGGGGATCTGGCGGATCTGGACGATTTACGCTGATCAATTTGACTGCCGGGACCAGTGTCGAGATTGTGCCGATCGCGGGTACGTCTGGTGGCGTAGGATCGGGTCTGACAGGCGGAGCGGGGGCAGCGGCCACAGTCTCACAGGGGGAACTATGATTGATCGATTCGGCAGAACGATTTCCGTTCTTTCAAATTCGGACGGATCAAAGCTTTACTCGACCGGTGGGATATCACTGAAAAGCTGGTCTGGTGATGCTGTTGCCTTGCAAGCGCTGAATGGAATGGCTCCAGACGGGTTCGTGGAACCGGTTTTAGGTATGTTTTTTGCCCCGTATGATTTTTTGTATTTGTTCACGGATTCCGAAAAGACCCAGATATTGTCGTCGACGGATGCGATCGTCAAAAACGCAATCGTGGAACTGACAGCAATCATCACCTACGTGGATTTGTGGAACGAGCAGACGATTGGATTTGTTCGATACTTGCAATCAATTGGGATTTTGACAGCAACTCGTGCAACCAGCATTTTGGCTGGGGTCAGACCATAAGGCGGAAAGTCAGCAATGCCAGTCAATAAAACAATCCGGCTCCGGTACCCGCAGGTGAGCGTCGGCAACCTGACAGTGAACGTGTTGTCGTTGGACGGTGCGACGGCGATTCAAAACGCGGTGGCACTGACCGACGCCAATGCCAACGGGACTTACACGGGGACGGTGACGGGAGTGGTCTCGGGGACGTTGGCAACGTATTCCGCGAACGTCTATCGCGGCGGTGTGTTGATCGGTCCCAATGTCATTGATCTGATCGAGACGGTCGGAGTCTACGAGATTGTCGGCCCTCCATCGGTCCTGCAAATCACCGCAAACATCAGCGGTGGAGGAGGTGGTACGACGGTGATTCAGAATAACATCACCGTACCGGGACCGGTCGCGACAGCGTCACAAACTCCTATGGCGTTGGCTTGCAATCGCGGCGACACGTTTCGACGGCAAGTGTTGGTCACATGCGGGAGCGTCTCGGCCCGAACAAAAGCTTGGTTCACAATCAAACGAAAACTCAGCGATCCAGATTCGGCGGCAGTCCTGCAGATCGTCGAGGGGACTGGCATCGTCGTGCAGAACGGTGCGACTCCCCCAAATGCGAGCAAGGGGTCGCTGGTGATCGACAACACGACCGGGTATCCGACGATCTACATTGATGAGTCGGTTACGGCATTGTTTGCAATCGCGAACGGTGCCTGGGACGTGCAAATTCTTTTGAGCGGCGACACGTCAACGCCGTTGAGCGGGTATTTCAGCGTCACGGCGGACGCAACGCGATCGATTATTTAGGAGCAGATGATGACCCAATCGACTATCGAACAGCCAATCCATGGCGTTGAGATCATGGACCTGATCAACCAGAATTGTCCCGACATTGTGCTTCCGGGCGGGCACGTGTGTCAGCGGAATTCGGCGGCAACCATGCAAAGCATCGACAATGGTGCGATGTCGGCCACGTTTGCGATCGTGACCCGCACGAAGCAGCCGAATCGGTACGGAAACCAGCTGCAGCTGATGCCGAATGAGTTTGGAAAGGGGCCCCAGACCCAATACTACAAACAAAACCCAGTGGTGCTGTACGACCATGGGATGAGCGGTTTGACGCTGCCGATCGGGTTGGCCTCGCAGGACGGAAAGCTTTCGCTCGCATGGTCTGAGGAGAAAGGGATCGGGACGTGCTATTTCTCGAAGCAATCTTGGGCCGAGCCGATCTACGCGGCGGTGGCCGAGGGGTTGCTGCGGATGGCATCGATCGGATTCGACCCGATCATGGCCATGCGGCTCAGTCAAAAGGGGCCGAAGGAGGTCGCCAACTCTGGCGTGCAGGATATGACGTGGCTGGGGATGGACTTTGTCGAGTGGGAGTTGCTCGAATGGTCAGTTGTGCCAATCGGAGCGGACCGAGGATCTCTGCGGCAATGTCTCGACCGTGGCAAAATCCATGACGTGAAGCTACCGCAGTTTTTGCGGAAGTCGTTTGAGCAACACGCTGCTCAACTCGATCGACCTGGGATCGGTATCGACTTTCGACGATTGCAGATGGCGAGTGTCACCATCGAAGGGCCGACGGACGAAGTGGCCGCGATCGAGGCTGCGGTGTTGCAGGCAAAAGCTGCCATCGTCTGCAAAGCTTGCAACGACAGCGGCAAGATTCCCTGTAAAACTTGCGGCATGGCGGGGTGTGGAGATTGTGGCGGGAGCGGCAAAGTTCAGTGTATGACCTGCAAAAAACATAGCGAAACTTCCGTTGACGTGCAGGGTGAACCCAGTCCAGATATTGCCCCGGACGTGGCGATGTCTTATCCTTCTGCGGCAGACGTGGCTCAGGCGTGCTCAGCACAATTGATGCAGTCTCAGGTCGATGCGGTCAAGCAGGGTTTGCTTGGCGGGGTAAGTCTAGCGGTGAAAGCGGCGATTGATCCAATTGCAAAAAGCGTTGCCAGTGTGGCGGCGGAATTTCAACGCATGACGGGAAAAATCAATGATTGAGACCGCACCGCGAACAAAGGGTGATCTGACCCGCAAGCGATGTTTGGACGGGGTCAAGGGGCTGTTAGCTGCGGTTTCGCGCAAGCTGGTGTTGCTCGAGCAAGATAAGATTTCGAAGACATTAGTCATCGAAATTATCTCCGCGAACGGTGTTTTGAGCGCGGTGGAATCGGCTTCGCGATGTGCTGCTCCTCAGTCAATTGTGAACGATCCAGAAGAAGTTCTTGGCCGGATCTTCGATCAACTCGACGCGTTGGCATTGCCAGACGTTCATAAAACGATCAGAATCGAAATCGTCTCGGTCAAAGGTACATTGAGTGCCGTCGATACCGAGTCAACTCGACACCGCTGGGACATTTGACCAGCACTGAGCAAGTGGATTTCCAACAGCTCGCAACCCTGACCGGTCGCGAGCTGTTTTTATTTCGAGCTACCCGACAACGGACGGCTCTTTCAAACACCCGTTTGGGAGACCGTTACCATGCCAAGATTTTTACGTGCTCGATTGATGGAAACTGCCTCGTCTCCGGACGCTTCGGGGGCTGGCAACGGTGGACCTGTTGCACAGGCAACGCAGGCCGCACAGGCGAAACCAGGGGCAGCGCCAAGCCCGACTGATTTCGCGGCTCAGATCATGCAGGCCATGGGGCCGCAGATCACCAACATCGTCAATCAGGCAGTGGCACCGATCCAGGCTCAGGCCACGCAACTGGCGGCAGATCTCGCAGCGGCAAGGCAGCCGCAACGACAGGCTGCAGCAGTGTTCGGCGGCGGACCCGGCAACGGCGGTGTGATCGTCGGCGAACGTGCCGTCTCGCGCGGCTTCGAGTTCCAGCGAGCGCTCGGTTATCAGCAGGGGATGGAAGAATTTCAGCCCGAAAACTGCAAAGTGGAACGTGAGTTCTGCCAGGACCTGCGAGCACTCTACCGACAGGCCGGACTGTCGATGGACGGGGTTCCCGTCAACGGACGCGAGCCGATGCTGTGCGTGCTCGACACCAACTACATCCCCGACCAGTTCAAAGCGACGCTGGCGCAGAAGTACGGCAGCCTGCCGCAATTCATGACGCAGTCTTTGGCCGGTGCCGATCCGAACCAGCTGAAGTGGCTGGCAAAAAAGCACCAGCAATTCGCACCGCGAATCAACCAGGCATTAAGTCAGTTCGACGATAGCGGAATGGGGATCTTCCTTGAGCCCGGACCGCACGGCGAAATGATTGATTACATTCGCCCGCGTGAAGCCCTGACCAAAGCCGGGGTGCGTGACATCGCGCTGCCGCCAAACGGCTATCTGCCTTTCGGCAGCCAGACCGGGACCTCGACCGGGTACTGGGTCGGGGAAGCTGCGGCGACGACGCAAACGCAGCCAGTCACCGGTCGCAAGGAAATGCGAGCCAAGAAGGCTGCGGCACTGGTCCAGGTTCCGAACGAGCTGTTCAAGTTCGCATCCGGCACCACGGAGGCTTTCATTCGTGCTGACGTGGGGGCGATCATCGCGTTGCTCGAAGACAAGGCAGGACTCGAAGGGACGGGGACCTCGACCCAGCCTCTTGGCGTCCGGAATCTTCCAGGTGTTCTGAAACACACGCGGACGCTGGTCGTCGGGACCAACGGCAATCAGTTTGAGCCACGCACCGCATCGGCCATGATCGTCGATGTTCAGGATCGTAACTACGACGTCGACAACGATGGCTGGGCATGGATCATGCGAGCCCCGATGTGGGAAGAAATCTCCACGCGACGTGCCGTGATGTTTTCGGGTGGTAGCGAAACCGGCCCTTACCTGTTCCCGACTCAGGCTGCCGATCTCTCGAAGGGACTCGGCTACGATACGCTGCGAGGTTACAACGTGGTCAAGTCTGGCCAGGTGAGCAACACGATTACCAAAGGCTCGTCTTCGAGTTTGTCGTACGTGGTTGGCGGGATCTGGCGAAACTGTCTGCGGGGTCGCGTCGGGGTGATTGAGTTTGCCATGGCGACCCAAGGCGATTCGTTGTTTCCGAACTACATCAGTCAGTTGCGTGCGATTGATTTTGTTGATTTCTTGTTCCGGTACGAGACCTGTTTCAGTATCGCTGATCAGATCGACATGACGCTGCCAAACGGCTGATCCATGATGTTGTGATGTTGGCGAGGTCCAGAAATGGGCCTCGCCTGATTTTGTTCAGATTCATAAATTTCAAACTCCATTAGGAGAAACAAAATGGCATTCGCAACGCTTCACGATCTTCCCAACAACGGATTTTTGGGAGTCTCTGTTGCTCCCGCAGCGCAAACGGCAACGGTCAACGGCGCAGGGGTCGATTGCACTGTGGTTGATGGGCCAATCAATGCCATAAGTCAGGTTGGTGCGGCAGCGGGGTCTCCGACCAGTTACACGGTCACGGCCAAGCTGCAGGAGAGTGACACCTCTGGCGGGACTTATACTGACCTCGCAACCCAAAGTTCGCCGGGGGCGCAAACTGCTGCCGGTGCAGTTGCGATCCGAGGAATTCGCACCAAGAAGTTTGTTCGCGTGGTGCAAACGATCGCATTTGTTTCGGGGACGAGTCCCACGATTGCAACGTCTGCCATCGTCATCGGTCAGAATCGAACCTTCGGACTGCAGCCAGGGGCATCCGGGTATTGATCTCGTGTTTTGCGGTTACAAGCCGTCCTCGATCGCACTCGCGGCGGTTGGGGACGGTTTTTTTTATTGAGGTTGCCATGTCCGCTGTCACCATCAACGAATTCAAGCTTCACGCGAATCTGCCGCTGTCAGTCACGACAGAGGACGCTCGCATTCAGCAGCTGCTGGACGGGGCAGAGGAAGCCATCTGGCAATGGATCGGGCGCGAGCGAGTCCAGGGCTATCATCCGTTCGAGCAGGTCCAATCGACCGAGTATTACGACGGAAAGCAGCGACAAATGCTCGTGCTGCGTCGAAGACCGACCGTGTCCGTCCAAGCAGTCTGGGTGGATCGGTCTGGGTATTATGGCCAGAACCCAACCGCGTTTGTGGATCCGCAAACGTCGTGGAATGTTGGGACGCAATGTGCGTTGATGCGAAACGATGAAAGCGAAGCCAATCCAGGGATCTTGGTTGCGTTCGCGGGAGTCGTTCCGAGTTGGCAGGGGCAGGCCGTGATCTCGCCTGCGTGGCCAGCGGGGATGGGAAACATCAAGGTGACTTACACGGCGGGCTATTCGTCGTTACCGCTCGATCTGGTCTCGGCAATCTGCAACATCACGGCGGCAATTCGCAAGGCGGCACCTCGAGGAAATCAGCTCGCATCGGAAACGCTTGGACGCTACACCTACACGCTGATGAGAAGCGGCGGGAAAGCAGGCGGGACCGCAGACGTAAACGAGATCGGCATGGCGATCAGCACCCTAGCCCGGTACAAGGAGGTTAACGTCTGATGAGCAGCTACGATTTGATGACGCACACCGCAACGATCCAGCGAGTGACCCAGACCAATGTTGACGGGGTGATTTTGCCGACGTGGAACGATCTGGCAACGATCCCGTGCCTAGTGCAAGAGAACTCGGGCAAGCTCCAGCTCAACGCCGCGGGCCAAGGATTGGTCTACGATGCCGTCGCATACATTCCGGCAGGAACGGATATCAAGCCGCAGGGTTTGCACGATATTAACGATCGAGTCGTGATGGTGACACCGACACGCTTGGCAGGGGTGACTTATCTTGTGAAAATCGTAGTCGACGAGTCAGGCGCAGAGGATCACTTGGTGGCTTACCTGATGCGTTACCCAGCTCCCTAAATCACGAGGTTCGAATGATCGACACTATGCCGACGACGGCACAAATCCTGAAGCATCAGCAGCAACTGCCCACTGAAATCCGGCAATCAGCGGTGTTGCTGGTGTTTGCTGAATCGGTCAACGCGGCATTGTTGGGAGAGTTTCTGACGATCCGGCTGAACCGCATGCAGCATACGCAATGCGAAGACGGTTTTTACCTCGTCAATCGGATCCAGCCGGAACGCATGGGAAGCAAAGCATGCCCCAAGTGTATGCAGATCATGTATCGACAAAGCCTGAACGAGTTTGTCTGCCGCAACAGTCGTTGCTCATTTTCCGCGACTGGCGGAATTGTTGGCGGTCCTCGGTCGGGAATTCTGGGAGTTCGAGTTGCTGCGGAGTTTGTGACGAGGACCGAAACCACAGCCGACGGACGGATCGTTGAGTATGTCGATCGAGCTGTTCTCGTCCTCGATCGACGGTATGAAGACGAGGCCTTGGCCGGGATACTCCGGACAGCGCACGCGATCGCAGAGGAACGCGGATGGAAGCTAAAATAAGGATCGGTGGCCATGGCGGCGGATATCAATATCAAGCTCGATTCGGACTTCGCCAAGCAATTGAGTGGATTGGCCGATTTCTTTCGGGCTTGGGACAAGTCGACGGTTGCAAAACTGCAAAAAGCACTGCGACTCATAGGCGTGAGGTGGCAGGCCGAGGCGGTCAAGCGAGTCCCCGTCGACTCGGGCAACCTCAAGCAGCGAATCTTGTACGAGGTCATACGAGAGGCCGGGGAATGGCTGGTCGCGGTCGGAACCAATGTCCCCTACGGAAAATACCTCGAATTCGGCACCAAATATATCGCCGGTGGTCGCGTCAAGGCTCTCGGTATGGATGTCGGAATCACTGATTCGCAGGCCATCAAGGATTGGCCCGCGAAGACCAGCGGATTGATCACCAGTCAAATCGGGCTGGCACGAATGCGGGCGTCGAAGGGTTTTGTAAATGGAAGCCCGAGCGAGCAAATGCCCTGGCTGCGGACATCAATGAACGCGATTCTTGGCTGGGCTGTTGAGCAACTGACGCAAGCCGCGCAACCTCCGAACTCTAAGGTGGCCTAATGCCGATCACAAATCAGCCGGATCTTGGCGAACTGTGGAAAGCCCTGCGTACGGCGTGGCTGGCCGATGCCTACGTGGCGAATCTGTTATCTACGGCGAACGAGGGCGGTTCGATTTACCTAGCGATGCCGCACCGCAAGATCGCGTTTCCATCGCTGGTGATGACTCACATTCAATCGGACTCGCCATTCGCGGCGACGTATTTAGGAGTGAGCCGCAACATCCTGAAGATTGATTCATTCTCGCTGGACCGTTATTTCGGCGCGAAGATTTTTTCGCAGTTTGAGTCACGATGGACGATTCCTCACGTGGTTGCGTCCCAATTCAATTCGACAAATTGGAAAATTACGCAGATGTACTGGGAGAACCCTATAGACGTGGGCCGACTTCAGGTTGAAAACATCGATCAAGACGTTTGGCAATTCTCCTGCCAATGTCATTGCCGCGTCACGCGGGTTTGAGCGTTTCCACTTGCTCGTCGCCGTCGATACGGTAAACTACAGGCCAGAGTCAGGCCACCGTCACCAGCTCGCATCGGACAGATTGTCTTGTGCGGGCTTTTTTCGTTTTTGGAGTGCGACCATGCCAAACGCTTATGATGCTTCGAAAGTGCTCCAAGGGCCGGCCGTGTTTAAGTGGAACAACACGGTACTGGGACACACCTCGGGCGGTATTGATTTTGATTTCAAACCCGCAGTGCGGATGCAGAACGTTGACATCTGGGGAAAGTCCGGTATCAACGCGATTCACCAAGGGGACGAAATCAAAATTAAGGTTCCGTTGGCCGAATGGACGGCAGCCAGCTTGCAAGAATCGTTTGGCTCTGGGAACGATCAGACGGGGAGCGGGTCGGGTGCCTACATGGGGCTCGGTCGCACCGCAGGGTATCGCTACATCCCCGGCGCAGTCTCGATCATTCCAATTCTGACCGCCGACATTGCGAAATACATTCTGTTGCATCGAGCCGTGCCGATCGGGGAAATCAAGCTGCCATTCATTGCCGACAAGGACAGGATTTTCGAGACCGAATTCACCGGACTGATCGACGAGACCAAAGCCGACGGCGAGCTGATCGGCAAGATTTTCCTGAACTGAGTTGAGTCGTGTGTGAATCGATGAGGCTGAGTTGTGAACCGATCAGACAAATTCGAGGATCATGATGAATACCGCAAACACTCTCGAAAATCAGATAGCCGACCAACGCGAACAGCAGTTGATCTTTCTGCGGTCTGCGGCGTCTGAGGCCTTGGAAGCCACGTCGCTGTCGTCATTCATGGAAGCAATGAACCGAGTGCTGCGATGTCACGGCGGGAAGCTGCCCGATGCAATTCAGGCGGCGTGGGATCGAGTGTTAATCAAAGATGCAGGCGATTCCAAGACGGTGAGAAATTGGCTAAAAAACATCGTTGGCATTGCTGACGATCAGAACGAAACGGAACCAGGGGACGGGACGAACCCGACCCCGCAAAGCAACGCAGGGACCAATGACGACCACCAAGAAATTGACACTCAGTAACGGGAAAGAGTACGAGGTCGGACCACTCACGTGGGGCGGCTTTAAGAAACTCAAAGGCCTGATCGCCAAGACCGTCTCCGGACCTGTTCTCCGTGAGACGGTCGATCTCGTTTCGGGCCCCCTCGGTGGGATCGTTGGGGACCTGTTGACGTCCATCGCATCCGCGATCAAGCCGGGCGATGGAATCCAGGACGCGCAGTCCGCGTTGGCCGAAAACCTGTTGTCGAAGTGGGGAGACGTGCAAACGTTGTCGATGGTTGTCGGCGGTCTGGACAAACTCAAGACCTCGCTGGCAACAATTCTTGGTGAACTGCTCGAGACTTCGGACGAGTTTACCGAGTTGCTGCTGGGTCACACCGGCAATAACTGGGATCAGTATCCACTGACCGTGTTGGACGTGATCCAGTTGCGAGACGCGGCTCTGGAAATGAACGACTTGGGAGCGTTGTTCGATTCCGAAAAAAACTGGTGGGGCCGGGTGATGACGAGCGGCAAGGCGTGTCTTGGTACGCCGACGTTGACATCCCCTGGCACGTCCACTACGAGCACCGACTGAGCATCGCGTATCACTGGCCGATCAGGGAGATTGAAGCAACCGCAGCGATCGAATGTTTTGGGCACCTGATATTGATTCGCAGGCGCGAGGCTTCGGACAAGCACTTGCAATGTATGGCGGGGTCATTTGCCGAGCTAATGCCCGCCGTGCGAAAGGAACTGGTTCAGAAATTCGTGGATGAAATGAATTCTGGGCGGCGTCGACTGTCAGAGTACGAGGTGGCGGATCCAGACGCACGAATCACGATGATTGGCACCTCGCTGAGAATCCACGGCGAGCGATGGGCGGCGAAACATCCGAAAGAAATCGGCTGGCTCGCATCACAGCGGATCAGTCACGAGGAAGCAATCAGGCGGTCTGTGGAGTGGGAAAAACACACCATGGCCGACGAGTTTTGGAAGTGAACCAAATGCCCAGTTCCAAAGTGACGTTCGCAATCGGCGGCACCAGCTGTCAGGTCGAGGGGCCTGATGGCATGGTCGATGTTGCGGTCCAACCTCAATGGGTGACTGACCAAACGTCGGACCTGACACGGATTTCCTACCGGACCACATCGACGGTTCTGACCACTGTCAAACTCAATCTCAACAACATGACCAAGGCCAGCTGGCAGGCATTGCGGTCCTTCTTTTTTACCACCGCCAAAGGTCCGGAAAACGCGCTGAGTTACACGCACACGGACGGCACGACGTACAGCAACTGCCGGTTCGCCATGGGCACGATCGAGCCCAAACGGATGAACAACAACGAGTATTCCGTGGTTCTGACCATGGACGTGCCTGGCTTTTTTGATCCGTGATCGACTATCATGACAACGTCCTTGCTTGGGGACAAAAGAGATTTGAAAACGCCACCGGGATTCCGCCCCTGGTGGCGTTTTTTGTTTTCTAAGACGCTGATGCCTCTTGTTTCTCAATCCACCGCTGCAAGCCAGTCACTGGTCCGTCTCTTGACGTGCTGGAAAGGTCCTGTTCATGATGACTGCGCGAAATTCGCGGTTTCAATTCACGAACAAGGATGAAAGTCAGATGAGCACTAAGTTGCCGAAATGGGCGGAAAAAGTGGCGTGGGCCGGAATTGGTTTGATGGGGCTGATTGCGTTGTCGACATTGTTTCGACGCGGTGACGAACTGGACGAGATTCGAGCGAAAGGCCAAAAACAGCTCGACAGTATTCACAGGATGGCTGCGGACCAAAAAGCCCGAGACGATCAAAAACATGCCAAATTGCAGGCCTTGAAAAACGCCGGGCTTGACGATTTTAAATCGTTCTTTCGAGAAGGCTTTGGTGATGCGTATTGGTTTGGGTCCGTCAAGGAAATTACGCAAAGCAACGGAATTCTTCAGATTTGGACGTCATTATCGGCCAACGATAAAACCGAATTCAGCACAATTGACCATGTTGCAGCAGGATACGCTCGAACGGATAGCGGCAAGTGGGTTTCGTCCATCGTCGTCAAAGACAAAGACAACCGAAATCTGACAGAGCATTTCAATATCCGGTGAACAGGTCTTTGAATCGTGTTTGATCACGGTTATCCTGTGATCTGAGTCAATGGAACAACCAACAGCTCGCAACCCCACACAACTGGGGCGGCGAGCTGCTTTCGTTTGTGGAGTTAACATGGCAGGCACGATCGCCGATCTTGTCGCGAAGATTACCGGAAACATCTCGGGATTCCGGCAAGCCATGTCCGACGGTGCGAACGCAACGGACGGATTCGCCAAGGCTTGGACCAAGGCCGGTTCCGATGTGGCGACGGCGGCCAGTCGGATCTCGATCGGCGTCGGCACAATGGTCGGGGCGGTGGTCGGCTACACGGCCAAGATGGGCATTGCATTCAATACGATGAAGGAGGACGCGCTCGCCGACTTCACGGTGATGCTGCAATCCGCAGTCAAAGCCAAGGAGATGCTGGCTGACATTCAGGATTTCGCGGCGAAGACTCCGCTGGAAACGTCCGATATCACCGGGGCAGCCAAGACGTTGCTACAGTTCGGGGTCGCGGGTGATTCCATTTTGCCGATGCTGAAGCGGCTCGGGGATGCCAGCGGCGGAAACTCGGAACGATTCAAGGCCATGTCCCTGGCATTCGGCCAGATGAGTTCCACGGGTCATTTGATGGGGCAGGATCTCCTGCAGATGATCAACGCCGGTTTCAACCCGCTGAACGAGGTGGCCAAGCGAACTGGCGAGTCAATGGACGCGCTCAAAGAGCGAATGTCGAAAGGCAAGGTCTCGACGGCGGAAGTGACGCAGGCCTTCATCGATGCCACGTCCGAAGGGGGAATGTTTTTTAATCTGATGGACATCAAGTCCCGCACGATGACCGGTCTTTGGTCGACAATGGTCGACAACATGAAGATCAATGCGGGCAAGATCTTCGAGCCGTTTTCGGGTGGCTTGAAGCGGATGATGGATGACGTTGGCGGGTCTCTGGATGGCGGAGCGGCGACAACAACAGTGTTCCGTCTTCAGCAGGCGGTCGAAGGGATCGTTGTCGAGCTCGAAAAGCTGGCAAGCCAAAACGGTGCTGGGATCATCGAGAGTTTGGCGGACGGATTTGTGTGGCTGGCAGAAAGCACGGCGAAGTTCACCAAGTATCTTGCCGAGCAAGGTCCGGCACTGATGCAAACGGCATCTGGTTGGATGGCAATGCTTAAGCCGATCATGCAGTTCGTGGCCGATCATCCCCAGGTTCTTGCGGCACTGATCGCGCTGAAAGTCGGAGGGATGCTCGGGCTGAATCAGGCGGCAGTGTCACTGGCGGCGGCAATATGGCAAACGATTCCATCATTTTCCACCATGACGACAGCAGTTGGGGGAACAACGGGTGCGTTGAAGCTGCTGTCGGGGCTGGGAACGGTTGCGTTAATCGCGGCGGTGGCGGTGGTGGCTCACCAGGCCGCGACCGAGATGTCTGGCTGGGGAGAAGAGACGCGCAAGGCTGCGGCGGAAATGAAAAAGGCCACCGACCAGGCCAAAGAGCTCGACACACTGCGAGGTGATCAGAAGCTGGAGGAACAGCGGAGAAAGCAGGAAGATGTTGACCGCGAATCCGATCCCGATAAAAAGAAAATGATTCTGCGGGGCCAGTTGGGCAAAGCGGAGCAAGAGGCTCAAGGCAAGGGGGCGTCAGCGAAGGGAGCAGCAAAGAACGCGGATGAACTGGAATCGCAGTGGGGTGGCTCGTTGTCAAAAGTGGCTCAGGTCGCCAGAGAGGAAGCAAAGACAGCGGCACAAGAGGCCTTGGACGCGGCTCGGGAAGTGGATAGGATCAAACGCGAAATCCAGCGACTTGACCGAGACGCAGCTGCGCAACAACTGAGTGCTGCCAATGCCGCAAAAAAAACCGATGGCCAAGTCGTTCCCGTCACGGTCGGCAGCGTGTCGGTCGCTGTCAGTCCGAAGGAACAGGCGGCTGCCGACAAACAGGCCATGAAGGACGAAGCCAAAAAGCAGGACACCGCCGACGACAAGGTGGCACAGTTCCAAGAAAAATTGCGGGACCTGCAAGGCTCGGTTCCGAACGACCAGCTGCAACAATTCGCGGACCTGTTTGGCCAACTGCGGAAAGAATTTCTCGACGGCCAGATTGATGCTGACCAATACCGCGACTCGCTCAAATTTCTCGACAACCGCATGCGAGACGCGAGCCAGATTGGGACGCAGTCAAAAAGCCTGTCCGATCAGACCCAGAGCGGGGCGGAACGCCTCGACACGTATTCGTTCGGTAGCGGTTCGCGGGATGGGGTCGGTGATAGTGTTCTGGCCGGTGCGAATGCCAAATACGATGCCATTGAGCAGGCGGGGGCGCAACTGGCGGAATCGTTCAAGTCCGGCCAGATCTCCGCCACAATGTACGCTCTGGAAATCGGCCGGCTGAAAAAGGCGACTGACGATGTGACTGAGGCAGCCATCAGGGAGGAGCAGCAAAAGCGACGTGAAGCCTTGATGAAGGGGGATTTCAAGGGAGCGGGGCTCGATTTTAATCAGTCGGTTCAGCAAAAGATGCAAGAACGCATGGCCGACCAGCAGATGAGGATTTTCGACAACGCGGTGAATGGAGTCGTCAATCAGTTTTTGCCGCTCGAAGACGTGCTGCAAACCGTGAACGATGGCTTTGAGTCGCTCGACAAGGGGTTGGCGTCAGCCTCGCAAAACATTGGTGGCATGGGGAAGGGTGGCGGCAACGATTCCCAAGCCGCAGCCAACTTCGCCAACTGGATGAATTCGATCGCGGGACGCATCGCGAACATGCAGAACGAGATATCCTTTCACCAGCAGGCACTGACCGTGCTGACCGATCCGACGAAACGGCAGGAAGAGATCAACGCCATCGTCAATCTGACGAACCAAATCAGCAAGCTAAGCAGTAGTGTTAGCACCTTCAGCGGGTACAAATCGAACGACCCGATTTTCAAAGACCCTGGGATCACCGGGGGCGGAAGTCAGTCGTCGGTCACGATTAACCAGCACATTCCGAACGTGCAGAATTTTTCCCAGTCCGATGTTGACCACTTGGCCAATTCCGTCGCAAATGCCCTGAACCGTCAGGGCCATCGCGCGTTTGCCTGATCCGAGAACCAAATGGCCAGATCGCTGACTACTGCCGCTGCCACGCAAGCCGCTCTCAACACGGGAGCGTTTCCACGTCGCGTTCTCGAAGTCAATTACGGGGGCAGCACGGGGACTAAGTATTACTCGGACGACACGTTTACGATTGGCGGGTTTACCACCGATCCTCGCGTGAAAAACTGGGGCACCATGGTCACCGCAGCCGACCCAAACAAAATGGGTGGCAACAGCCAGCTGACAATCGAGCTGTCCGATTCAGACCACGCTCTGAAAAACATTTGGGACGTGTCGCCGGGGGTGCAAGCGAGGCTCTGCCGACTGTGGCTGTGGTTCGAGGGGACTGCATGGTCAGACGCGGTCAACCTGTTCGCCGGTGTGATCTCAAACCCGGTCACGTTTACCGAAGCGACCGGGACGTGGAAGTGTACGCTCAAGGGGATCGAGCTATCCCTAGACCGCAACCTCGGCACTACGTTGACACGGGACCAGTTCAGCGACGTGCAGTGCTCGGACTGCGAAGGAACGCAGATCCCAATCGTTTACGGGAATCCCTGCATTCGTGTGGAATGCTGTGCGATCGACAAGCCGGGCTGGGCATGGATGACTGGTCGGCTTGGAATTCATGATGCAACGTTGTCAATCAATATGGGGGCTCTGGCGGCAGGGTTTACGGTTGGCGTTCCGATTACGCTGATTGTTGGTGAGCAGGGGTCTTGGGAGGAAATCACCGGGATCTTTCCCAGCCCTACGTCGACGGTGTTCACCATTTATAGCCGTGGTGCGATTCAGGCGTATGGATTTTCTCCTGGCGTTTCCTCGAGCGGTGGATTCTTTTATTTCCTAATCAACAGAATCGACATTGATAACCCCGACACGGCACGAACTGGTTATCCGATCTGGACTAAGCACAGTGGCAGTTCGACCTGGCGGCAACAGATGGTCGACAACTGGTTTCAGGCCGGGACTGCGCAGGGGGTCGCACTGCAGCCGACCGATTATACGTTTGCAACTGGCGACCAGTGGAAAATCGGCTCGTATGCAGGGGTGATTCCGCTGTTTCCCGTGGGAACTCCCGTTCGCGAGTCAGCTCCCTGGACATTTGTGGCAAATATCCTGCCGTCGAAATCGGTGATCCGGGTCGAGGCCAAAACGACTGTGCAAGATGCGATCCGCGGTGGCACGATGGTCCAGTATCTGACCTATACCAACGATGCCAGCGTTTACACGGTCAACCTGAACAACCAATCTTTCAATTCGCAGATGGGTCGAGGCTCATCCGATCCCGGCCTGACAACAATCACGATCCAAAAGCCGCCGACGTATTTCAACTTTGAAGATTCTCATCTTTATGTCACGCTGCAAGGGTGTGTCGACAACAACAACCCGTCGACAGGAACGGTCCTCGAAAATCCGAGCGATGTCATCGGGCACATGCTGACCAGCATCTCGCTGGGAAATATCAATACGAGCTACATTGACGCGACCTCGTTTGCTGCCACGAAAACGACGTTGGCGGCGATCCCGATTCGAATGGCGTTTGCGATCAACAGCGTGAAGAAATTGCATCAGGCGGTGAGCGAATTGGCGTTTCAAGCGATGTGCCTGTACTACTGGGACCAGGGCAAAGCGTTTCTCGTGTCGCTGGTCACACCGCCAACGGGCACCAGTGTGCTGACGGTCAGCCCGAGCAACTATCGCAACAAGTCGCTGCAGCTCGATCAGTTCGACGTGCGAGAAATCACCACCGAATTATCGGCGACGTTTCGCATGAGTCAGTCCAGCCCGCAAATCACGATCAAACGAGTTCAGCCCGCAGCTGTGGCAGCCTACAACAATCGGCAAGATACGATTGACCTATGGGCGTTTCAACTCCCCAGCAACGTGGCGCTGATCACGGAGTTTTGGCTGGCGTATCGGCTAAATCGGCAACGCTCGGTCAGGTTTGACCTGTTTTTGCATGCTCTCAAGCTTCAGCCAGGCGACACGATCACGGTCAACGCGACCGATGGAAACAGCGGAACATTGATGAGCAGTCAGAAAGCTCGAGTGCAATCGATCTCGCATCAGGCAGCGGACGGTCGACGGCAGCTCATGGAAAAGATGACAGTCACCGCTGAATACACGCTGTGGCCGTGGACAGTGACCGGCGTGATTTCGCCGCTGCGGGACTGTACGGCTGCGATTGGCTCACCAAGTCCCGTTGGGCAAGATGGGTATTTGTCGGTAAATACCGGACAAGGGACCGGATCGGGAAGCGGGTCTGGATCTGGAAGTGGATCTAGTTCGGGGAGCGGTTCGGGGAGTGGGAGCGGATCAGGATCGTCGAATTGTCTTGGGTTTGCGACGTTAATGATGTCTGGGTGGCCAACAGACGCGACGTATGGCCCTAATTTTTCAAATTTAAATGGATCATTTTGTTTATCGCAACCGAGCTACCCTGGTCCTGGTTCATTTGCGGGCACGATTTATGATGGGGCGGTTTTGAAGTGGACACTGTTTGCTCAAGCAACAAGTTCTTCTTCGTTGAGGGTCGTAATCGCATCAGGAAGCGGCAGTCCGCTATACATGTTTGAGTACGGTAATCGATCGGTCACGTCAACGACTTGCAACGCAACCGTTACAGCATCAAATTTTACGTTCAATAGTCCGTTTGCCCCGCCAAGTTCCGTGTCCATAAAGTGGCTGACATCAAGTTGTTCTGGCAGCGGCAGCGGCAGCGGCAGCGGTTCTGGCTCCGGTTCCGGCTCGGGAAGTGGTAGCGGATCTGGGTCTGGGTCGGGGTCCGGCAGCGGTTCAGGATCTGGCAGCGGCAGCGGGTCAGGCAGTGGCACAGGAGGATCGGTGAACCTTACAGGAGCAGGCAGTTGGACGGTCCCAGCTGGCGTGACGGTCATTGCCATCACGGGGCAAGCAGCAGGAGGTGGTGGCGGAGCTGGGGATTCTGGCGGACCGTTTGCCATGAACCAAGGGGGGGCGGGTGGCGGACAGGGCGGGAAATTTGTGCATTCTTCGTTGGCGGTCACACCGGGTCAGACATTCTCCTATTCCGTGGGAACGAGCGGGGCCGGTGCGCCGAACACAACTTGTGCCAGTGGCTCGACAGGGGGCAACACAACGTTTGGAGGGCTAATCGCATACGGTGGAACTGGCGGTGGAAGTTGCAACGGAACAGGGTCGACGCAAGGCCTTGGAGGATCGGCGGGTGGCGGGCAAACCAATACGACCGGAAATAATGGATCGGCGGGTGGCGGATCTAACTCAGGCGGTTCTGGCGGTGGCGGTGCGAGTGGTGGCGCTTCGGGGGCAAACGGGGCAAACGCGACTGCGGGGACTGGTGGCGGAGGCGGCGGCGGCGGCAAAAATGGAAACGGGGGAGCTGGTGACAATGGATCACTTACCGTCAGTTGGTGACGTTTTGAAGATTGACCTCGCAACGCCGGGGCTGTTTTGCGCCGGACTTGGCGACTGCGTCACTTGGGCGTGGATTGCTGCGGGGTCGACTCGTCCACTGCAATTTTTTGCGAGAGGCAGCAACGCGGAGATGCTGCGGCTGTTCGGCTGCGATGTCACCGAGGACAATACTGACGCGATCGATCCTTCATTCGGATATCGAGCGGAAACCAACACCGGCTGTAAGATCCCGCGTGTCGAGATCTGGAAAAAGGTCTTGCAAATCGGCGGGACGGTGACGAGGCCCAGCTGCACGCGTAACCCAATCCGCAATCCAAATCCTCGTCGGATCATGTTGGCCCCGCACTGTAATTTCGTGTCGCGAACATGGCCTGCGGCGTACTGGCTCGATCTGAACTGGTCGCTATTGCACGCAGGCTACGAGGTGGTCTGGTTGATGGCACACAACGACCAAACCTACGTCAATCGCGGTCCTTCGATGGCATTCTGGGGGAACGGTTTCAGCACGGTTATCGATCTGATGATGACTTGCGAACTGGTTGTCGGGAACGACTCGATGCCGGCGCATCTGGCCGGAACGCTCGGGCTTCCCGTCCTGGCGTTGATGGGTCCGACAAGCCCGAACGTGTTTGCTCACATTCCCAACGTCGTAGCGATGCAATCCGATGCCGTAAAATGTGTCGGCTGTCACTTTGGGGCACCGTATCGAGCCGGTTGTGGTCTTGGTTGCCAGTCCCTGTTTACTCTGTTGCCACAAAATATCATGGCGGAAATCGAACAACGTGTTTCGATTCAAAAGCCAACTTTACGATTCCTCAAATTGGAAACGAACGAATGAACGGGCCTTGGAACGAAGATCATCTTGCCGCGTATTTGCCGGACCGAGCCAGAACGGCCGTGATCGTTGGTGCGAACGAAGGACAATGGGTCAAGCGATGCTCGCCGTTGTTCGACCGGGTTGTCGCGATCGAGCCAGACGCAGCAAACGTGGCCATGCTGATCGATCTGAACTTGCATAACGTCAGCATCGTCGCGGCGGCGGCATGGATGACCGAGGGGCACACGTTACCGTTTCACGTGCGAGATCATCAGCCCATGTCGGGAGCTTTGGCAGCCCGCGACATAAGACGAAACGACGAGGTCAGCCGCACGATCGAGATGAATCTGGTAACGATCGACAGTTTAAATCTTGTGGACTGCGATTTTCTGATTGTCGATACCGAGGGTGCCGAACTGGACGTAATGCGGGGAGCAACGCAAACAATCGAGCGATGCAAGCCGGATCTGATTATTGAATGTCACGAGATCGAAAACCGAATCTGGTTGGCCAGCTGGCTGGAGCGGTGCGGGTATAACCTGGCTCACATTCACGATCCGGCTCGCGAAATGAACGACGAATGGCAGAGGTTCGTTCACCTCGTTTGTCATCATTACCGACCGAGGGATTGAGCGTGAGAAAGCTACTTTACCGACCGATTAAACCGGACCCATGGGCATGGCGAGGCACGGATCTCGGGTCAGATTGCCCAGCTCGAGGCGAATACCTGCGGACGGAGATGTGCCAGATCGGCTGCAAAGCATCACGAGCACCGTTGCCAATCTACGCATGCCAGAGATTCGGCGAGTGCTGCCCTTGGAAACTGGACCAGACGGGCAAAATGACCAGCTGCCTCGAGTGTGTGGCAGGCGGGATGCAGTCTCAGTGTGCAGGTTGCCCAGACGCGGGTAGATCCGATCCGATCACCTAGTCGCTGGGGAGACCTCGACGCCGATGGAATCATTGCACAGGCCAGCCAGAGAAAGTTCCGCTTGGTGTTTGGCGCTGGCGTCAATCGCGGCCCATTCTGCTACCTCACGGTGAGCAGACACGCCTGCGGAGATTCCCCAGCCGATGACGCAGGTACAGCAGACCAAAAAAATCTCTCGCATGATTCGTCCTTTGTGTTGTGAAACGTCAAGAAAAGCTCGCTGGCGTTAAACTGTATGACAGTTTCGACCTGAAACGCAAGAACTGTATCACAGTTTTTTCGCAAACCGGCAAAAACAGCCTGGTGGCAGAGGTACGAACGGCGATTTTTGGCGAGGGCTTGGCGAACGGTCGATGACTCACGTGAGGAGATCAGCACGTGGTCGACAGCCCGAAATTGAATCTGCGATGCCCGACGGCAATCCGCGATGCGCTTGATGCGTACTGCCGGGCCGAGGGGCTCGTGATGTCGCAGCTGGTGTTGACTGCGATCTGTCGCGAGATCGGCAGGCCGGACCTCTTGGCGGAGATCCGGCCAGAAGGTCGACCAAAAAAACCGACCGAGTAGGGTCAAGTCTCACCCGCAGCACCGTGTCACCTAGCGGCGACAATTGCGATCTGCGGCGGTGTGGTGCGAGTCCGTCCGATCTGCCGGACCTGGTCGAGTCCGTGGCAGCCGTCCGCAGGATTGACCGTTGCGGCCAGCGTCCCCGACCTGATCACCGTCTTCATCTTAGATCCTATGTTCCCCTACCAGTCCTCTATAGGAGGACTGGTAGGAATCGAGAGATTCGGGAAGCGGAGCCCAAAGACATAGCTATAGGGGGGAGATTACCCAGATTAACTGGCAGGACCATGTCCAGCAGCATCTGCGGGCCGTGGCAGAGGTGCTGTAGACCGGTCGGCAGAGGTGGCAGACCCCTAAAGAAGAAATTTGGCAGAGGTTGGCAGAGGTTGGCAGAGGTTTCGAAACCCATGAAAAATAGTGTTTTCGAAAAATTCTCGAAAAACTTTCGGAAAATGTTATCCCGACATATTGCAATCGCCGAAAGTCAGGATATACTTCCCCTTGTCGAGCCGGTCGCAGTGACCAGCCGACCGAAACACCTGGAAGAAAGAACAAATCATGACAAATTTTACCGCGACCGGACTCCGCAAGTACATTGTCGACAGAAACCAAGGGGTGGATGAAAAAGGCTTGCATTTTGGGTATGTCTGCGTTGGTGATGGCGGCTTTTTTTTCACTTGGGATTTTGTTGGGTGCCGGACAAATCGAGAAAAAACAAACTCGGTCTTGGCGACCATTGAGGCTGACACTACCGATGCGCCATCGGGGCGATACTCGATGGTAAGAGTCGAAAAAGCCATTCGGGATTCGATTCGCAAGCATGGTTTTTTTGGGGAAAATCGGTGTGAGATTTAGTGCTCATTGCAACTGACAGCCGACAACCCAAGCCCGTCGCAATGTGTGGCGGGCCAACGATCTTGATTGAAGAGGGCAATATGACCGGAAAAGAACTTATTACCATGATGCGTCGCCACAAAGTGACCATCAGGGAACTGGCGCGCCGAATTCAGATTCCGCAAAAGCGTGTCCGAATAAGGCGGGATATTGGACTGGACGCTGAGACCGCTCGGGATTGGATTCAATCCATCACTGGCGTTGACCCAGGACCACAAATAACGAAAGCAACGCGATGAGAACTGCCGACCAACAACCGGACGAATCGGGGCCAACAACCAAACACAGCTCGCCAAATTGCCGAGTCTGCAGGCGCGTGATCTGCAAGGGTGAGGAAGTTTACAGCAAAAAAGTTGGCAACGGCACGCGATACCGACACAAGGAATGTCGAATCAATGTGCCTGACCCGACAGATGAAGGCTCGCAACAGGACCGCAAGCTCGGTGGGTATACTTTTCAACGCGGCACCGGGACCGACCATTTTTACTCGTGATCGGAAGCGACAATGACAACGAATCCGAACCAAAAAGAATGGCAATGGTACATGACCGTTGCTGCGATCGAGCAGTATATGAACATCTGCCGAATGCCAGGTGACCTGTTCGACGAAGACCAGAATTTCCGTAAGGCACTTGAACAACTCGGGGAATTCAGCCTGACCGCGAGGCTGGCCGACATTCCACCGACCGAGTCCGGAGCGGAGATCTACCGAGCGAAAATTACGCTGCGGGGAAAACGGTATCGCATTGAATTCACCGTGCAGCCGCAACCACGCAACGAAGGCAAGTTACCCCAGTTATTGAGAGTACGATTGCGATGAAAGTTCAGAGACTGATTGCCGACATCACGCCGGAGCTAAAGCAGGCGGTGATATCGATCGCCGAACAAAACGGAGAGAAAATTGCGGACCTCGTTGAGCGACTGCTGCGAGCAGCTCCCGAGGTCGACCAGTTCCGCAAAGAAAACGCGATTGAGTGGCGAGGCCGGCCGGTAATGGGGAGGCCGAAAAAGCCTGTGCCAGCGGAGTAAACAACCCAATACGTACGCCTCAATTCCAGTTTGATACCTATATTTTGTGTCTTGATTCCGATCCGCGAACCCGGCATGATTCCACCGTCGCGAATAGCGATCCCAAGGAAACTCTGGCATGAATGCCGCCCTTGCGGTGGAGCGCCGGTCCTCGCTGAGTGACTGCCCTTGATCGCTCCAAACGATCGAAAGCCCGTCTCGTGAAGAAAGCCAATTGTCCTCTCGTACCAGGTCGCGTCTACTCGTTCCAGTACCCGCGACACAATTTCCATGGCGTGTTGAGCCCGTTGGAGCCCCGGCGAATCCAAGTTGAATCGGTACGGGATCTGGTCAAGGAACCGATCGAGCGTCAAACGTTCGACGTTCAGCCGTTGCTCAAGAGAAGTCGGTATCTGGTGACCGGTGTGGATCTGGAAAAACAAGCCAAGCGATCGTTCTACGTCGACGCAATGAAATCGCTGCGAGTGCTACCAGAAGTGAAACCAAAACGGCGTCAAACATTGAGCCCTGAAAACAAGGGGAGATCGAAAACACGCTAGACAGTCGGTCAAACTGGGGTAGCTCAATGGCAAACAGATCGCACCGAGCGAATTATGAGTCCTCTGCTCTAACCATTGAGCTACAGCCCCAGTGCCCTAATTTGTAGGGGTTGGAGGTTTGAACGCTGCTGGTGTTACCTTTTCTGTTACCCTCGTTTGAACTGACCACAACGCTGCGGCTGTCTGCTGAGCGTCTTGGCCGACGTAGTATTTCATGGTGGTTGACACGTCACGGTGACGCATCAGATCGCGTAACACGACTGGTAACACTCGTTTGCTCCAACGGGTGCCAAACGTCCTGCGGAGGTCGTGCGCTGAAGCGTACTTCTTTCGGCGATGGTCAACAACGATTCCAGCCGTCTCGCCGAACGCCGAAATCGTTCTGCTGATGTTCGTTTCGTTTGTGATGGGTTGACCACGTTCTCCGATGGGAGCGAATACGCGGCCTGTGCGATGCTCGATCGGAGTACGCAGCAGCCAACGGCCAAAGTCCGGGGTGATCGGTAACAGCCGATGCTCACGGCCTTTGTCGTCCTCGGCGTCGATTTCCAAAAGCGGGTATTCGCCTGCCAAGTTGATTCTCGGGGCGGTGGGATCGTCCCAGGAGAGCGACACGGCTTCGGACAGGCGAAGACCGCTGAGCCATAGACCGTACAGCAAGTGCCGCCACGATGCGATTTGCTGGGGCTGGACCACCTTTCCAACGGCGGAGAGCAGGCGAACAAACTCGAACAGGGTCAGGTCACGGCCTTTTACCTTGCGGCCTGAGACCTCACGCGACTTGGGGAACGTGGGGACCGTCGAGGTGTAGCCTTGCTCCTGCGACCACTGCAACGCGCAACGGATGGCGATGATGTGGCCCCTGATCGTGGATTCGGATTTCTTCTGGCCACGCAGCTGGGAGACGTATTGAGCCACTACCGATGTGTTGATCGAGGAGAGCTGCGCGGGTCGCATCGTTTCTGTGAAGACCTTCAATTTGCTGAGGTGCCAACGTTCTGTTGCCGATTCCAAGCCCGACAGGTGCCGGATTTGATAAAGATCTTGGAACGACTCCCAGGGCATTGCACCGTCACCGGAGGCCTGCGTCTCGTTGAGGTGTTTTTCCAGATCAGACGCGGCTCGTTCCGCCTTGCCACGGGTGGTGCATTTGGACGATCTCGTGCATTGCTTGCCGGTGGTCGGGTCACGCCAGCGAAGGGCTAAGAATTTCCGGCCGTAATCGATCACATAGACCCTGATCACGTTGGCCTCGGTTTTTTGGATGGCTTCTTGGCGGACGGTTTGGCTTGCTTCTTGGCTGGCGTTTTTGCGGTGCCAGGCGGTGACTGGATCAGGTCGGATTGTGCAGCCAGATTTGCATTCCGTTTTGTCCGTAGTTCAATGGCAATTTGGTTTTGCTTCCATCGAGGTGTTTCACCTGATTTCGCGCATCTGTATTGATCGCGAAATTCGCTTTCGGCTGTTCCTGAAAGCTTGACAATCGTGGAGGTGTAAACCCCAAACGCGGCCTGAGCTTGTAAGTTCAAGGCGTCAAACTGTTTGGAACGCATTTCCGCAACGATGCTGCGAAATTTCGATGCGGCGTATTCCAATTCGGCAGCAACCAATTCAATTTCATCGGCGGTCCAAGCGTTCATCGCCATCGAGAAATCCCAATGCAGTTTAAGAAAGTTTTTTAGAGTTGAAGTATTGTTGGGAATTGCAGTTGCGTCAATTTGGGCTCGAAAACTGTACAAAAATCCAAAAAACTTTCGCGACAGTTCTTGACAGTTCGAAAAGCGGATTGTATTCTTTCCCCGTCAGGGCGAATCACAAAACCGTCAAATAGGCATCACAATGGCTACAGCAATGAAACAGCCAAAAGGGATTCCCGACTCTCTCGTTACTGGGGGAATCGATCCAAATAAGGCTTACGCACTCAATGAATTTTTGAAGGTCGCTGCTATATCGCGTCAATCGCTGTCCGATTTGCGGAAGCTTGGACTGGTTGTGAGAGACACCGGATCGGGGACTCCCACAATGCTCGGGAGCGACTGGATTGAGTTTGTGAAAACTCGTCCTGCTCACGTGCCGAAGCCGCGTGGTCGGCACAATTTGAAGAATGCATCCGTAGGAACAACTCAACCGAATCCGTGATGTGATCCATCGTGGCGATCATCGGCACAGGTTGCAACTAAAAGTTCCCTAGGTTTCCCAATTTAACACAAACTCAGAATTTCTAGGCCTAGAAAATGACTCCATTTTTGATCTTCGGATTGGTCTTGTTTTGCTGCGGTGGCATGTGTTTGGTTGGCTGGGGGCTCCATGAATTCAATCCGATCAACGAGATCATGGAGGAAGTGACCGGCGTGGTCGAATTGCCGAAGGAGTCGGCGAGTTATTCCACCCGGTCTCGTAGTGGGATAGAGCAGCCAGGTAGCTCGCGAGGTTCATAACCTTGAGGTCGCAGGTTCGAATCCTGCTCCCACCATTTTCCAAAAGCGCGGGGGGTCTGCGTGGAAAATCCGTTGATACAAGGATGTAAACCATGTTAGTGCTAAGTCGGAAGCCCGGCGAAAAGATTTTTATTGGTGAGGATATTGAAATCACGATCGTTCGCATTGGGCCGAATACCGTTCGCATCGGGGTGACAGCTCCGAGAGAGATGAGAATCATTCGCGATGAATTGGTCGTCGCGGAAACGCAACCTGTGGAGAGTGTGGAATCATGATCGCGAAAAACAATGAATTTACCGTTGAGGATCTTGGGTCGTCTCAGCTGATGCAGCGGGACAAAAACAACCAGCTGATCGGAGAGAACAACGAACTGCGAAGACAGATCGAGGTGCTGACCGCAACTATTGCCAAGCTGCAACCTGACGCGATCGAGCTGCAACGACTGCGGCAGCATGCGGAAGATGTTGTTGAATGGGTCGTGGAAGACGCGACCGACAAGCATGGGAGATTGATCAAGCACACTGTGGATGCGGCCTTGGGTGGCGAGGACTGGGTCCCAGGTTGGGTCGTGAAAAACGGGAAGCGGATTTCCCTGCTGAGCACGATTTACGAGGTCTCTGAAGTCTGAACGTATCCGTGATGTGTTGAGAGATCGGGCTGAAATGTTCGGCCCGAAGAAACCAAAACGAAATGAAAGTTTGAATCATGATCGCAGCGAACACAACAATGGTTGAGCCGATTGTTATTAACAACATTGGTCCGATTGATCACTTTGAGATTCCCGCAGTGCCGGGAACGATTACGGTATTCCGGGGAAATAATGGTAAGGGGAAGTCTACAGCATTAGACGCGATTTCTGCTCTGACTCGGGGTGGAAATGGTTTGGAGTCACGAGACGGTACTGTTGGTGGATCCGCCTCGGGATTTGGCGTGACGATCAAGGTCGGTCGCGGTGGTGCGAATCGTCGCACTGGCAGTCTGGTGGTGACCTCAGTCGAGGATAAGCTTTCGATCGCCGATTTTGTTGACCCTCGGGTGAATGATCCCGTTGCGGCGGACGCTCGACGGCTAAAGGCGTTGGTCGGTCTGGTGGGGCTCAAGGCTGATCCTGCCGCGTTCTACTCGCTGTGCGGAGGTGCGGAGCAGTTTGCCGCGATCGTGAAGCCGGAAACGCTCAAGGAAACTGATCCAATTACGCTGTGCGAAAAGATCAAGCGAGATTTGGAATCGGCGTCTCGAATGAGCAACACCAAGGCGGAGCGATTGTTCGGCGAGATCCAGGCAAAGCAGGCTGCGGCGAACGGGATTGATCTGAAACTGGAGCATGATCGAGACGTGCTGCAGAAGAAACTTGAACGAGCAATTGCTGATCAATCGGCACTTCGCGAACGACAGGCCGCAGCGGGCCGGGCCGCACTGCAACGGCAGCAAGCCGATGCCGCGTTGAAACGGGCCGTGGAAAGCTATACCGGCAAGACGATTGGTCAGGCTGATGTGGACTTGGATTCAGCGAGGGAAGATCAGGCCACGCAACAGAAGACTGTTGAAAAGCTTGAGGATACTCTGCGGGAAGCAAGAGCCGATTTGTTGGCAGCGAATTCCAAGCTTGCGATTGCTGTGAATGCTCGTGAGTCTGCGGTCTCGCATGACGTTGCGATCGCTGGCTGGAAGAAGACTTTGGACGATTCAGCCGCCACGCAAACACCATCGGATGCGGTTTTGGAGTCGGCAGAGAAAGACGTTGCCGCAGCTCGTGAAGCGAACGAGACAGGGACGTTGATTCGCGCAGCGAAGGCGAGACTGGCCGAAGCGACCGAACTGGAGGAGCAGCGAAAGGCTGCCGTCGGTGAATCCGAGCGGCTGCGTGATGCTGCCAAGTCGGTGCTGGATGTGCTGGCCGCTGGGGTGAAGGAGTTGGTCCCAGGTCTGGAGATTAACAGCGAGTTTCGGATTGTCGTTCCGCATGCGACACGAAAATCGTGTTACTACGCGGACCTATCGCATGGTGAGGGCTGGAAAATGGCTCTGCGGATTGCCGTCAAGTCGTTCGAGCGGCTGGGTGAGCCAGGAGTTTTGGCGATTCCTCAAATTGCGTGGGAAGGTCTCGACGGTCGCAGCCGACAGGAACTGATTCAACTTGTCGGGGAGACTGATCTGTGCGTTTACACCGCCGAGGCGTCTCGTGAGGTCGATGGCGATGCCGGATTGACTCATCAAATCGTTAAGTAAGCCGACGTTTCGATTATCAACCAATTGTCTTGAAAGCTAAGCCGATGTCGTTAGAAGCCCCCAAGCCCGGAATTTACCCGAATGTTCCGTTCGAGGATTATCTCGAATGGGATGCGGTCTCGAACAGCAGCATGCATGCGGCGAAGCGATCAATGCTGCACTATTACGAGCAGCAGCCGATCAACGAGACTCCTGCCATGCGGCTGGGTACGTTGTGTCATGCGGGGAAGTTCGAGCCGCTGATGATCGCTCAGCGGTATGTGGTGATGCCTGCGTTCGAGAATCAGGTGCGAAAGCCAAACGGTGATCTGTTTGACAGTCCAAAGCTTTCAAAGGCCTACAAGGAACTGGTCTACGATTTCCGCCAAGCGAATTCGGACAAGATCCCGGTTGAGCAGTCCGAGTTTGATCGGATGCTGGGGGTGGTTGCGGCGCTGTCTCGACATGGTCGGGCCAGCGAATACTTGGCCGTTCGGGAAACGACACAGGTCGAAGTTGCGATCGTCTGGCGAGATGCTGATACAGGTCTGCTGTGCAAGGGGCGAATGGACTGCATCCAGCATGACTGTGACACGGTCAGCGACCTGAAGACCGCAGTCGATGTTGAGCACTTTGAGAAGATCATTCTCAACAGAAGCTATCACCGTCAGGGTGCTTTTTATGTCGATGGGTTGGCCGAGTTGACGGGCGAGGTGTTTGACTTTGCTCTTGCCGCGATCGAGCCATCCAGACCGCATGGAATCAGAGCCGCGAAGCTGTGCGATGACACGTTGCGCTCGGGTCGGACGGAGTACAAGCGGATCCTGCAGAGTATTGCGGAATGCCGCGAATCGAAGAGTTGGCCGGGTTATGAAAGCCCGGAATTTTGGAAGCTGCCTGCGTGGGCAGCGGATGCCGATGATGAAATCGAACTCGTCATTGGTGGTCAAAAGGTTCGAATCTGAAAGGGTTTTACGATGTCGAATTACGCGTTGTTGTTTCCGTCGAAATGGTTGGCCGCTGCGGATCTGATGGGCGAAGACCGAATCGTCCAGGTGAAGCAGATCATTCCATCGGAGGAGGTCGGGCAGTCCAAGGACAAGCGCCCGGTGGTCTACTTTCAGGGGGTCGAGAAGGGTCTGGTGCTGAACAAGACTAACGCCAAACGGATCGCCAAATTGTACGGTCCGGACACTGACAAGTGGTTGGGGAAGCCAATCACTCTTTATCCCTCAGAGTGCGATTTTGGGGACGAGACTGTGCCGTGTTTGCGAGTCAGGCCCGAGGCTCCGCAAATCGATGATCCAGACGATGATCTCGACGAAGAAGAGCAGGCCGCTCTGGACGCCGTGAGAAAACGCAAGGCCGAAAAGAAGGCCAAAGCTAACGCATCCTGAAGGCAACGACTGCTGCTACTTTCACCCGACACGAACTGAAGCGTGGAGGATAGACCGGCAATCACGGGCAGCAGTCAAAATCGCAACGTGTATTGCTGGGAGGGGCCAGACGGCTGGCCGCAGCTACTCAGAACGCGACTCGGGACTAATGGAGACTAGGCCTGTTCGAGACCGGCCCCGAGTGTTTTTTAAGCAAAGTGGCCGCCCCGCGCAGCCGTTCAGCATGTTGCTGAAGTTCAACGGTAATCTACTGCTCGTGACAATGCAGTTCTGCGCGGGGTGGATTTTTCTTCAGATCGGAACGGATTCGGATTATGAGCATTGCAACCGTTATTGGGATCGACCCGTCGCTGACTGGGACTGGCGTCATCGTGCTGGACGCTGACGGAACATTGCTGCATAAGTCGGTCGTTTCGTCTGCTCCCAGCGGTGGCAAGGTGTTCGATCGCATGCAGCGTATCGAAAAGATGGTGACACAGATCAAAGCCATCGTGTTCCAGTTCAAACCTGATGTCATTTGCATCGAGGGGTATAGCCTTGGCAGCAACATGCCAGGGGTTTCGGATCGTGTCGAATACGGTGGCCTGCTGCGGTACGTGCTGACACGCAACTGGAAGGTCATAGAGGTCAATCCGCTCAGTCTGAAAAAATGGGCAACCGGTCGGGGTGCCGGTGACAAGACCGCTTTGATTGCCGCGATCACGGCTCGGTATGGGGTCCAGTTCGGGTCATCCGACGAGTACGACGCCTACGCATTGGCTCGGCTCGGGATGCAGATTGCAGGGTTTGAAAAACCGAGCAACGCGACCCAGGCCGAATGCGTTGATGTGGCCGTGAATGGCCGTCCCAAGAAGATTAAGAAAGTGAAGGTAGCGAAGTGACGACACGAGTTCTGAAAGTAAACGGAATCAACCCGAACGAGTGGCAGGGGAACCCAGGAAACGAATACTGCGGTCGGAGAGTGATCATCAAGAATGGTCCTCACTATGGCGCGGTGTGGGAAAACATTGGGTTTGGAAATTGTTATAAGTTTGAGGCTGACGACACGGACGAAGACAAGCGGCTGAAGTTGTTTCACTTTGTCCAAGGGCTGAACGTCTCGTTATTGAAGGCCAAGATGCTGCGCAATCGGTTCGCCAAATTGGCCGGAAAGAATCTTGGCTGCTGGTGCCTGAACTGGGACGGCGAGGGTCGAGTGCCTCTGTGTCATGCCGCTTGGCTGGCTCGGATTGTCGATCTGTTTGAGGAGACGGTTGACGGGAAAAAAGCGGTGGCCGTGTCTGTCAATTCTACGGGTGGAATGCTGGCGCATCATCTGGAACTTCCGAAGGAAAACCTGACGACTTGTGTGATTCGGAGGCTCTGGTGATTCAGTTTGACCGCAAAACGTTTTCTGATCAGTTTGCCACGGTGGCGGCTTGCTGCCCGTCTCGAACGAATTCGGAGGTGCTGAAGAATGTGCTGCTGGAGATCAGGGGCGAACGGTGCTATTTGTCGGCCTCAGACGGTGAGCAGAGCATTCAGACGAGCTTTGTAATTCCGCCAAGCAAGCTGCAGTCTTCACTACTGCCAGCGGCGAGGATCTTGCAGATTTTGCGAGAGGTCGACAAGGAAACGATTGAGCTCGAAATCGACGAACCAGCCGGGAAGATCATGCTGGTTTGCGGCGGTGCGACTTTTGAGTTGCAGGTTGAGAATTGCACGAACTTTCCGCCAGTGCCGTTGTTTGACGCGGATTCCTACTTCGAAATGACTGCCAGCGAGATGCGGCTTGCCATTCGACGGACCATCTTTTCGACCGATGTGAACAGCACTCGGTATGCGTTGGGCGGGGTCTTGGTGGAGATTGGCGAAAATAACCTGTATGGCGCAAACGAAGTTTGCGTGTTTGCCTCGACGGACTCACGACGGCTGAGTGTCGCCATCTGCGGGTATACGGCAGTCAACAATCCACGAGTTACCGAGTCGAATACGGTGATTCCGGCACGAGCGCTGAAGCTGGTCGAGTCGATCAACGGCGATAAAATCCACATGGCATTTTCCGAAAACAGTGTCTCGGTGCAGATCGGGGACGTGTCGGTTTGCAGCCAATTGGTGCAGGGTAAATTCCCGCCGTGGCGAAAGGTCCTCCCGACAAAAGACCTGCAGAAGGTCACAATTCCGGTCAGTCCCTTGGCGTCGATTGTGCGGCAGGCCGCGCTGGTCAGCTCGGAGGAATCGCGGGGAGTGGATTTGCGGTTCACCGATAAGGGTCTGGTGGCCACGTCCAACGTAAGCGATCTTGGGTCAGCCAAAATTGAGATGCCGATTGCTTGGGTTGGCAAACCGTTGCTGGTCACGCTCGACAATCGATACGTGTCGGAGGTGCTCAAGGCGCTCAGTCACGAGGTGACCGTTGACGTGAGTTTGGGTGGGAGCGAATCCCCGGTCTTGATCACGGCCGGAACCTACCGACATGTGCTGATGCCGCTGGATCGGGGTGGGAAATGAGGAAGTTGCCAGTCAATCAATACGATCGCAATGAATGGATGATCGTCGATAACTTTGCGGGTGGCGGTGGTGCTTCGACCGGGATCGAGATGGCGATTGGTCGTAGTCCGAACGTGGCGATTAACCATGATCCCGAGGCCTTGGCGATGCATAAGGCGAATCATCCCTTGACTCGACACTACGAGCAGAACGTCTGGGATATTGATCCTCGAGTGGTTGTTCGGAATCGACGGGTGGGGCTGGCTTGGTTCTCTCCGGATTGCACGCATCACAGCAAGGCGCGCGGCGGAAAGCCGATCCGGAACGCTGGTAAAAAGTCGCGATCGCTCGCATGGGTGGTGGTGAAATGGGCGAGCCACGTTAGACCGCGCGTGATCATCCTTGAAAACGTGGAGGAGTTTGCGCAGTGGGGGCCAGTGGTGAAGAAGGTCGGCGATGATGGCCAGCCGGTAATCGGTGCGGATGGGATGCCGTTGTTTGCTCCGTGTCAGAAACGCCGGGGAGCTACGTTTCGACGCTGGCGCAAGCAACTGCAGGGGCTCGGGTATGAGATCGAGTGGAAGGAGCTGCGGGCCTGTGACTTTGGGACACCGACGGTCCGAAAGCGGTTGTTTGTGATCGCTCGTTGTGACGGTCAGCCGATTGTGTGGCCAGAGCCAACGCATGGTCGACCGGAATCTGCCGAAGTGATTGCCGGGACTCGCCAGCCTTGGCGGACTGCTGCCGAGATTATCGATTGGTCACGTGCCTGCCCGTCTATCTTTTTGTCGTCGGAGGAGGCCAAGATCATTGGGGTGAACCGGCCACTGGCTGATAACACCCTCAAGCGAATCGCGGCGGGATTGAAGCGGTATGTGATTGAGTCGGCGAATCCGTTCATCGTGAGCCCGGCACACAGCAAGACAACCGGACGAGGCAAGAATTGTTGGTCGCTCGAAGAGCCGTTGCCGACGACAACCAGCAGCAACGACAAGTGTCTGATTGCTCCAGTTTTGACTCGTGAGTTTGGCAGGTCGGTGGGGTGTGATGTTGAGTCGCCGGCACCAACTGTGATGCCTGGCGGCGGGGGAAAAACGGGGCTCGTGCAAGCGTTCCTCGCACAGCATAACAAAGGGGCTGTTGGGCACCCTGCGACGAAGCCTCTGTCCACGATCATGGGGACTGGAACTCAGCAGCAGATTGTCGAGGCCTCGTTCTTTGGGTCTGAGAATACCTGTCAAGTGAATGGGCAGCATTACCTTCAGTTGAAGGCGTTCCTGCAAAAATACTACGGTGCCGATACGAATCACCAAGACTGCCGAGACCCAGTGCATACGGTCCCGACCAAGGACCGGTTTGGCGTCGTAACGGTCGACGAAGTGGATTATCAGATCGTTGATATCGGGATGCGAATGTTGACGAGTCGGGAGTTGTTCCGGGCACAGGGATTTCCAGACTCATACGTGATTGATTGCCGAGCTGCGAACAAGCAGGGGAAGGTTAGGCCGCTGCCGAAGGACGCTCAGGTTCGCATGTGTGGGAACTCGGTCTGTCCTCAGCTGGCCGCTGCACTGGTGAAGGCGAACTGCGAATTTCTCGCAACGCAAACGGATACTCGGACGCATCGTCAGCTTGAACTCGCCTCGATTTAATTAACGAAATTTGTCCCAATGGCACGGACGTCACCATCACCGATCGACGGAGCGCAGCACCTGCTGACCGTCCTGACACGTCTTGGAAATCAAGGCGAATGGTCGGGGTCTCAGGCGATGCTGGCGAAAGAATGCGGAGTTTCGGTCCGGACGCTGGCGAGGCGATTGGTCGAACTCAAGGCGGATGGTCGTATTACGGTTACTGGTAAGCCCGGAACGGAATTGAAGTATGCGGTTCAGAGCCAAGATGGAGACGGTGTTCAACTTCCTGCACGGATCAATCGTGGAAAACCGGAACAAGACTCCGACGATCTTTGTGGCGCAGTGGGAGGATCGGGATCAAGCAGAGGCGACCGCAGCGTATTGGAGATCCCAGCTAAACCGTCGGTGGACAGTCTCCATCGAAAGCATCGAAAGCGAGTGAAGTCTTCGTTCACGAGCAAGACGATAGCAATGGTTGGGGCGCTGATCACGACCATGATCAATGCCGTGATGCCAGCGAAACCGAAGCGTGGTGGGTTCAAGGTTGCCAAGGGGCAGCTGTCGTTTAATTTTGAGGCGGATTATGCAGAAGTATCAAATCGTGGTGATGAGTTTCGAACTGGAGATCGACGAAGCGGTCGTCGAAATCCGGTTGCCGCTGATCACAACGAGTGTGGACGCGGCGAAAACATTCGTTCGGGAAAACTTGCTTCCGATCAGAGGGACCTATGCGGTGACGATCGTACGGGACGGGCAAGTTTGGAAAGAGATCGTCAAAAAGGTTTGAGCCGATCGAGTCGGGCGGGTGCCGCGTCAATTAACCCGGTCAATCCGTGCACGGATCAACTCGTTTCTGTCGCTACTGTTGCACATCAGGCGGGGGCCCGACGTGCCGATCAGTTGCGAGCGAGGGGACCAGCACAGGTCAGCCCGCCTGACTCAATCTGCTCAATGTTCAAGTTGCCGCGGGACACGACTGGGATTCAGCTGCGGGATCCGCGATTCATTCAAGAGCATGTTTTTGAGGCGTCGCAAAAGCTGGGGATCGTGACGGTCGACGAGGAAAAGCATGTGTTTGCCCTCGTCGGTTACGTGCTGCGGAACGAATCGAAGACACCCGCCCGGCTGCTGACGTGGATTTTGCGGGGTGGGAAGCGGATCAATCCTTGGCGAGCGGACCTGGCGGAACAGGATTGGGCGTTCGCTGCGGAACGGTTGCGGCAAATCGTTCCAAAATCGCTTGCACGGCGATCAGGCGGATTGTTTGGCTCAGAGGTCGAAGAATCGGAGTTCGCTGCCACGGACCGCAAGAAACGTGAGTCTCTCGCCGCGCTGAAGAGTAAGTACGCAAACATTGCTGGGGGTAAGTAGCGTGAACGAAACCGACAAGCCGAAGATTGGGGCGTTGGCACCGTGGTTTGGCGGGAAACGAACAATGGCCAGCGACATCGTTACTAAGCTGGGAAAACATACCCAGTTTTTCGAGCCGTTTTGCGGGTCGATGGCTGTGTTACTGCAAAAAGATCCCAGTCAAAAGGAAACAGTCAACGATTTGCATGGCGATCTGGTCAACCTGGCGGAAGTGATTCAGTACGAGGTGACTGCCGAAATCCTTTATGAACGGCTGCAACGGACGTTGTTTACAGAAGCCGTCCTAGAGTCGGCAAGAGTGGTGCTTTCGCAACAACCAGCAAACGACATGCGAAGCAAGGTACAACGAGCGTACTACTATTTCATCGCGTCATGGATGGGAAGAAACGGGACGGCGGGCACTGCAAGGCTTGATTATCAGATTGCCGTGCGATGGACGAAAAACGGTGGGTCACCGACTGTTCGGTTCAAAAACGCGGTTGACTCGATTCCCGCGTGGCATCTTCGACTTGGAAACGTAGTGATTCTTAGTCGCGATGCGTTTCAGGTCATGGATCGGTTTGAGGATGTCGCCGGAACCGCGATCTTTGCGGATCCTCCTCACTGCGATGAGACACGCTCGAAGGGTGCGATCAAAAACGGTCGCGGCGGAAAATATCTGCATGAGTTCGATCATGACCGGGATCACGAACGGCTTGCGGAAATCCTTCGCGGGTACCGAAAAGCCAGAGTCGTCGTGAGCTATTACGACTGTGAACGAATCCGAAAACTGTATGACGGGTGGACCTTTATTGATCACAGTCGGCAGAAGTTTTTGCACAACCAGAACGGTCGAGGATCAAGGCCACTGGAAGCACCAGAAGTGCTAATCGTCAACGGCGAAAGTTTCGCCAAAACCACCAATCAACTCTTCACGTAAAAGGATGCCAACATGGCAACGAAGACGCTTTCGGCCAAAGAACCGAAACCAAAAACCCTGACCAAGACCGAGAAAGCCGCTGCGAAGATGGCTTATGACGAGGGACGGCAGGCTCAGGAACATGGCAACGTCCGTGGGGCGTGCCTGCATGATGAACCGCATCTGCGAGAGGCTTGGCATCGTGGCTGGGACGAAGCGGACGAGACCGCAAAATCTGTGGAGGAGGCCAGCGAGCAGGCTGCTGCGACGACAGTGGCCGAACAGCTCGAGCAGCATGGCCACAACGTCACAGACCCTGCGGTTGTGTCTCGTGAGACCGATCTGGCGGCACTTTGCCAGGCGTTCGACAATCACGGCGTATCGATCGTGGAAAGTCAGTGGCGATATCTTTCCGACGAAGACCAAGGGATCGCGGCGAGATGGTTGAACAATCGCAAAATCGGGGTGCTGTCACCCGTTCCGTACAGTTTGCTGCAGTACTCGACGGATGCCCTGAAAAAAGAGTATGCGATGTACGCGGATGAGCAGCGATTGATTCGGAAGGTGATTATGCCGTGCGAGTTTGGCAAGCATTCGGAAACCAAACCGGACGGAGACGACAGCAAACCGCGAATCAAGATGACCCTCAAAGTCCCGATTGATGATTTATCGTCGAACACGGCGAATGATTTGTTCGGCTGGAAGCGGTCTCGGGTCGAGTTTGGCCGACGAGCGGTCAATACGTGGGACCAGTTGGAGATTCCAGGTGCGGGGCAGACGTTTGCATGCATCGCCGATATCAGCGGGTTCAGTCGGAATCGAACTCACTGGAAGTTTGGATTCTTTATCGACATGACGGAAATTTCGCTTGAGCAGGCGTACGACCTGTGGAAGTCAAGCGGTTCTTGCCGGGTCGAACCGATCAGAGACATTCCCGAGGAATCGAAACGGTCTGAATTGGAAAACCCCGAAAACGAGGCGGACGATGACGAGCCAGCTGAAGTGAGAAAGGCCGTGCCAAGTCTGTTTGACGCGCAGGAAACCGAAAAAGATATGGAAATCGACAATAACGGGTTCTTTACCGATCCGCTCGAATACGGTGCGACGATCCGCGACGAGAACGCCAGCTGCTTGATCTCGATTGGGATTGGTCCGGACGGTCGGGTCTATATGGATAACGATCTGATGTATACGGACCCAGAAGGCAATGACTGCTCGCTGGGGGATCAGTACCCGCTCAAGTCTGGAGACGGATTCAAGACGATTCCCGAGGCGGTCAAGGCTGGGATCGGTAAGCTGATTGATCGGGCTTTGGCTAACGATGTTGATGTGGCGATCATCGACGACCTGCGGGACGAGTTGAAGCGACTCGAAGCGGGTGGCGAACCGTTGGCGTATCCTCGTGAAAGCGAGGCTGTCTGATGGCTGCGACATCAATTGAGTGGTGCGACCATTCAATCAATCCGATCCGGGCGAAGCTGAAATCAACTAATGCGGTTGGGCATTACTGCGAAAAGATCGCAGCTGGATGCAAGAATTGTTACGCGTCGGACCTGCAAAGACGGTTTAAAATGCCGTCGTTTGGTAGCGGTCAGAAGCGGGACGACGTAAAGATCTTTTTGGACAAATTCAAGTTGTTGGAGGTGGAGCGCCGCAAAAAGCCGACGCGGTACCTTTGGTGTGACATGACGGATCTGTTCGGAGAATTTGTGCCAGACGAGTTGATCGATAAATGCTTTGACACGATGTGGAATACTCCGCAGCACACGCACCTGCTGCTGACAAAGCGACCTGAGCGAATGCTCACGTATATTCGGGAAAAATCGAGTCGTCGTTCGTTTGGGTGGACGGATATACAACGGACTCCGTTAAAGCCTGGCGATGTGATCTCCATGGATGACATCCGCATGCGAAATCAATGCGGATACGTCGGTGATGATGACGAGCACGAGTATGTTTGCGATCATCCCAACCATCAAAGCAAAGGTTGTGAAGGTTCTTGTGACAGTTGTGACTGTCCCATTGCATACCGATTGAGTTATCGCGATGAGTTTGTGGAGCTTGGCCTGGAGGATTGTGGTTACGAATTTGACGAAGATGGATATTGCGAATCAAGCGAACTCATGATGCTGGTTTCTCGTCCGCTGCATGCCCTGCCGGGAAATGTTTGGTTTGGGTTTAGTGCTTCGGATCAAACGACGTTTAAAGCCAATTTTGAAGCGTTCGCACCAATGCGAGAGATCAGCCCTCACATCACGCTGTTTTGCTCGTTGGAACCGTTACTGGGTCCGATCGATTTTCAGGAAGGTTCGCAGGATTCGGCGTTGTCGTCTCATGACGTGAACGGTGGTGAAATGAAAGTCCCGTACCTGAACTGGGTGATCGTCGGAGGGGAAAGCGGGGTGAACGCAAGGCCTTGTGATGATACCTGGATTAAAGGAATTATTGATCAGTGTGGTAAAGCTGGGGTGCCGGTGTTCAATAAGCAGTTGGGGTCCAATTCGACAATCAAGTCGCGCGACAGGAAGGGTGGCGACATGAACGAATGGCCTCGACATCTCGGCGTACGGCAATTTCCAGCGGTGGAGAAATGAGTCGAATTATCCTGATCGGATGCGGCAAGCAAAAAGCATCCGAGAAATGCGCCGCTGCTGAAATGTACACGGGATCGATGTTTCGAGCCCGAGCCAGATACGCGACGGGAACAGGTGACCCTGTCTATATCATTTCGGCCAAGCATGGGCTGGTCGGCCTGACGACTGTAATCGAACCGTACGATTGGACGATTGGCGACCTGTCACCGCTCAACCAGATCGCTTGGGGAATCGGCGTAGCGGGTCAAATCTGCGAAATGATCGACAACGACTCGCTGACACTTCGTGAGCTGCGGAACGTGAATTTTGAATTCCACGCTGGTGCCGATTACGTCGAACGCTTGCAACCGGTCCTGATAGCGGCTGGGTTCTCGACGTCCTGGCCAGTGCAAGGCATTTCGCAGGGTGCGCAGTTGAGGTGGTACAAAAATAGGATGAAGGTGATTGAATGACGGAAGAAATTACGCACGATTGGGATGAAGAAGACTACGCAACGTCTGTCAATGATGCTTACGACGAATACCGGAAAGCGTGTTACGGCGATTTCCGCTTGCAATTACATCAACTTCGCGAAACGAAACAGGCATTTCTCAGCGGTATTCATTGGCTGGCAGCACGCGATGACTATTCCCCGAATGAGCTT